AATTATGATAAACAGGATGCCGAGAAAGGCGCAGATGGACACAAGCACGTATTAAGAAAAAGTGAATTTTCAAGAGGCAATAAAATTATCGTAACTGGAATCCGTGACGAAGATGGTTTCCGAGCCAAAAAATATAAGAATACACCTTTTCATTTGGTAGAGACAGTTAGCGCAATCGAAGATGGAAGAATTATAATTGATAATAGGAATGATGACGAATGAGTACGATTGCTGCGTATGATTATGATTTTTTTCATTACGAGAACGTCGTTCCCAATCTAGAATGCGCTAAACTTGTTACTTACTACAGAAATCATAAAGAGATAGCGTTGCTGGCGCCCGCAATGACGCCAGCGCGCTATGGTCGTTTTATAATACGAAAAGATTACGAAGACGGAATTTATCCAAAAGAATTTTTTCTTCAGAATTGTGAATATGGCGGCCGAGCCTTTAATCCAAAGAAATACAAACAGCTTCCACCAGAAATAGAAAACACAGTTCCTGATATGCATATATATGATAGGTATATCGACCATTTCGGGAAGACAAAAAATGAATTGGCTCAAATAAAGAGAATATTAAATTGCGCGCATATGCGTCTGGCGCCGGATTCGGAAAACTTGTTATCTTTTGAATCCTTACAAAAACAATTTAAAAATAAACCCACTGGAATTTTTCTGCACGATTATGATTTAGCCTCGCTAAAACCTTATGATTTAATAAAACGGCTACAAAATCAAAGAGAATATGTAACCCGTTTTGGAATTAATCCATATCCTGTGGGTAATAAGTTTCCAATCAATATTTATTCTTCAGAAGAATTAAAAAAATGGATGGAAATAGTTACAATACCTAACGCTTTTTTTCTACAATATCATGGATGCATGGAAGATGAAGTACTCTATCATTTATGTTTCGACAATAAAAGAATGGCACGTCAAGTCTACTATAACATTACCAACGGAAGTAAAGATGAGAACGATTTTTTCATAAACGTGCTACCAAAAATTTTTGTCCAGGCTTTATTTTTACGAAAGGCAGGAGTAAAAATTCTACTTACTTACGATGACGGTTTTTTCAAAACAAAAGAACTAGAAAAATTTATAGAGCTTTTGAATTGTTGGATAAGTTTTCAATGGAAACAAGGTTTTCCGCCACTTCGGCAAACCCTTTATGCTTTTTGTAGAAGTAATTCTAAACTACACTATACGAACTGGGCCTTTCAAAATGTCACTGTTTCAATAGAGGAGACAAGAGATATATTTCAGTATGTTAGAGAGAAAAATTATCCATTTTTTAAGATGTTCTATGAATGGGACTCGGTTTTATTAAAAGGAGGAAAATTTATTAGTGAATGGGATTGAAATAAGAAAGAAAATAGATGACTTAAGCGAGTTTATTGCTAATAGTCTAACCCCTTCTTTTTTTGTTTTGAATAATGAAGTGCGCGAAGCACAAGAAAAAATAAAATATTTGCAAAGCATTTGTCCTCATGAATATAGAGAAGATGGCTTTTGCATTTATTGCAGAAAAAGGAGCGGAAAATGAAAATTACTTTGTACTCAACACATTGCCCAAGATGTAGTGTTCTAGAAGCCAAATTGCGAGAAAAAAATATCGAATTTACAGAAGAGACAGATGTGCAGAAAATGTTGTCTCTTGGCATCAAAAGCGCGCCAGCCCTTGGAGTAGATGAAAAAATATTGGACTTTAAAGAAGCAGTAAATTGGATTAAAGCCTGGGACGCAGAAGAAATCTTACCTGAGTGTGATAGTTGTGAGGTAAAAGCATGAATATCAATATAAAGACAAAGAAAAATTTTCAAACACAATTTAACAAAATGGTTGAGACTTATGGTGAAGAATTTCTACGTTTACAAGGTCTTAATGATGAAAAATTAAGTCTTACAGAATTCATTGACAATTTTGTAGATTCTGATAACGTTGCCAATGCATCCGTTGACTCTAATGCGAACATTTCTCAAAAAGACGTAGTTACATTAATGTCAGAAATGTCTAAGCCGCATCAGAAGCTAATGGCCTTTAACAAACTTTATTATGAGTTAAATAAGCAATATGGCTTTAAAGATGCTAACAAGGCCATGGAGCTTATGTGGAGTTATGCTATTTATTTGCACGACTTTAATACAGCCACTTTTATTAGCTATTGTTTTGCATACGATATAAAGGATATTGTAGAGAGAGGACTTTTCTTTATTGATAACTACAATGCGAAGCCCGCGCAGCACCTTGACAGCTTCGTTCAAATTCTAATGGAAACTATCGCTTTCCTTGCCAGACGACAGTCGGGTGCATGCGGATTACCCAACTTAATTCCGTATTTGTACTATTACTGGAGTAGAGATGTAAAAGCAGGGTATTATACAAAAGACCCCGAAACTTATAAACGACAGCAGCTTCAGGGATTAATTTATCGTCTCAACCAGCCATGGGTACGCTCAGACCAAGCGGCTTTTACAAACGTAAGTGTATTTGATCATCCTTACTTTGAGGCTATCTTTGGTGGCGCCCAATTTCCAGATGGCGCTTTCATGATAGATGAAGAAGAGGAAATTATTCAGTTCCAAAAAGACTTTATTGATGTTGTTAATTCTATTAGAGAAGAAAACATTTTTACCTTCCCAGTATTGACAGCGTCTCTTCTTTATCAAGACGGGAAATTCGTAGATGAGGAATTTGCAAAGTGGGCATGTGAAGCCTCAAGAAAATGGAATCTTTTCAATTTCTTTACAGATAGTACGGTTAATAGTCTTTCTAATTGTTGCCGTTTAAAATCAGATGTGACAGATCTTTACTTCAACTCAATCGGTGGTAGCGCCTTAAAGGTTGGATCCGTCAAAGTGTCTACCTTGAATATCGCGCGAGTCGCTTATCAGAGTAAGGACGAAAAAGATTTTTTGGTAAGGCTAAGAGACTTAACAGAAATGAATTTAAAAATCTTGCATGTCCAGCGCACAATCATTCAAAGAAATGTAGAGAAGGGATTATTACCTAACTTTTCTTCGGGCCTTATTGATTTTGAACATTTATATTCTACCGTTGGTGTTAACGGAATTTATGAAGCGTTGAAGACTTTTGGCTATGTAGAAGTCGATGAATTAGGCAATACTACCTATAAAGAAGAAGCTTTTGAACTCGGCAAGAAAATTTTTAAAGTAATTAAAAATTGCATTGATAATTTTGTATTAGATAAAAATTATAAGATTAATATAGAGCAGGTGCCTAAAATGTGTGGGCACATGGCGGCATAATTCATAAACCGTCATTAGAAAAGTTCCACTAATTGACTTGGAAATCCTTTTATGCTAAGGATGACAGGGCGCAAGTTTGAATACAGCGTGAACGACTAAATGTGGAACCTCCAAATTTATATCAATTTTTTGGAGATGCGATAGTCTAATCTCACTTATATATAGAAAGGTGAGAGAAATGGTCAGAGGTAGCCAGACCCCTTAAAGAAGAACCGTTTCCGCCAAATTATATATTAGGAGATTTTGAAATGGAAATTAAAAATAGTTCCGGAAAAGTGATTGGTCAAATTGAAATGACTGATACACAAATTAAAATAAATAACTATAAGAAACCAGAGTTAGTAATCGAAGATAAAGCAATTATTAACATGATATTAAATAAAGACGAAACTGCGATAGAGACTTTATTTAATGATTACTATTTGCTTGTCGGAGAAATCGCAGCGTTGTATAATGTATGCTACGCTACTATGGCCAAACATTTGAGGGCTAGAGGAATAGATACTAATTCACGAGCCGGTCGGCGCAATTCATCATACGGCACAACCTTCTCAGAAGAACGTATTCAAAATATTTGTAAAGCTTTAGAGGGAAAACGTAGATGGGGTGTTTATGAAAGAACACCTGAAATGCGCGACAAAATTTCGCAAAGTTTAAAAGCCTACTATTCGACGCATGAAGTATCTCAAGAGACTCGGGAGAAACTATCTCAAGCATGGAAGGATGGTAAATATGATAACGCGAAAATGGGACGTGGCTACAATGGATATTTCTTTTCAATTAAAAATCAACGCGATTTTTATTTTAGAAGTTTTTTAGAACTTAGTTATTTATTAAAATTAGAAAAAAACGAAAAAGTTGAGAATTATATAGTAGAACCATTTCAAATAAAACTTCCTAATAACCATCATTATACTCCAGATATTTTAGTTAATAATGAACTATTAATTGAATTAAAGCCAAAAGCACATCTTAATTGGGAAGATGAAAAACGTTGGCAAATGGAGTTAGAAGGCGCAGACCAATTTTGTAAAGAGCATAATTACAAATTTAAAATAATATATGATGAAGATATATGTTTTGAAAGTCGCGCTTTTAAAAGATGGTTTCTTACTCACCAAAGCGAACTAGAACCATATAATATTCGCTTACAGAAAGATGTAATTTGGTCATAAAAGTAATAGAATGGCAGAACAAGCCGCAGCGAAGATGCAAACAGCCGATAAATACTTATACCCAGAGAAAGTCGTTGAAGATTTACCACTTTATGGAAATCAGTGGATCCCTCTTGGTATTAAGGCTACGATTGCTGAAAGAACAAAAATCTGCGCCGCTTTTGACTCTTACTGCAGCGGAGGCTCAATAGAACATATTAATGTAGATGCGCCGTTCTCCTCTTTTGAGCAGGCGTGGCATATGCTGAACTGGGTCGCGCGGCAAGGAGTAACATACTTCGCTTTTAACGGAAAAGTTTCTCAGTGTAAAAATCATCATAGTTTTTACGGAGATGTCTGTCCGCATTGCAAGGAGCCAAAATATTTGGAATATACGAGAGTAGTTGGATTTTATGTACCGACAATTACTTGGTCAGAGCAGAGACAAGAAGAGGGCAAGCTTCGAGAATGGATGCCCTTAAATGAAAAAGGTGAGAGAGCCTAATGGAGCATTTAAATAAAAAAGTAAAGACCACTGAGACAATGCCATCTGTTCCTGTAAAGCGGATTCGTATGTTAAATAAGAAGCTTGAAAATTTAGATGGTAATGAGAAAATAACTCTTCAATTTATACTACTTTTCTTATTTCCTAGCGTCTGGAACAATATTAAAAAATACTCTGATGATTGCTACACAAGTGGATATTTAAAAGGATTGGAAGAGGGAAGAAATGAAAATAAAGGGAGTCATTGAGGAGGATTTTATAAATTTTAAGCTTCCGTCAATGTATATAGCGTTTCCGACTTGTACCTTTAAGTGTGATAAGGAAAGTGGATGTCAAGTTTGCCAAAATTGGAGTCTCGCTAATGAGCCTATAAAAGAGTTTTCAAAAGAAAGTCTTATAGAAAGATATCTCAAAAATCCCATAACAGAAGCTTTCGTTTTAGGCGGATTAGAACCCTTTGATAGTGAATTTGATTTATTCTCTTTTATTGATTGTATAAGAAGACAATATAAGTGCAATGATCTAATTGTAATATATACTGGATATACAGAAGAAGAAATAGAAAACGGCGAGTTTGGTACCAGATATCCTAAAGAAATACAAAAACAATATTGGCAAAACATTAAAAATAGTGGAAACATCATAGTAAAATTTGGTAGATTTCGCCCCGATAATGAACCTCATTATGATGAAATTTTAGGAGTGAATTTATCAAGCGATAATCAATATGCTAAATTTTATAGAGGAGAAAATGAGTGATTTAAAAGTTAAAGATTATGGACCAGTTTCTAAGTGTACTGTGTATGGTTTAGAGGAAAGTATACGGCGCGCGAAGTTTCCGATGTCGGTGGCGCCTGAAACGCTAAATGTTGAGTTGACAAAGGGCATAGAGAAACTGGCCACTTCTCCTCAGGGAGAAGGACACGATCAATGGTTAACTGGAGTAATTGTTCAATTTGATTTAACTTTTACTGTTAAGGCTTGGACAGAGGCTGAAAGATATCATTTCTTTGATTTTGTTAGTTCGCAAAGTACAATGCATAGAATTACAAAGTTCGATTTAGATGCGGCATATATTGATTATGTTGATCCAAGAATTATAGCGATAATGAAAGAAAAAGTGGCAGAGTATAATGCGGCTGATGAAGAAGAGAAAAAAGAAAAATATTTGGAAATCTTATATTCCAATCCTTGCGGTTTTAAGTTAACCGCGGGAATGACTACCAATTATCGGCAACTGAAAACCATTTATCATCAGCGACGCAACCACAGACTTCCAGAATGGAGAAGTTTCTGTGAATGGATAGAGACATTGCCGCAAAGTAAACTTATTACAGGAGAGTGAAGGAAATGCTATTAGAAACCACAAGTAAATTTTGCGCTAGCACTGAAGTTGAAGCGAAGGACATGATCGAGGCTTTTAGAACAGAGGCCGCGAGCAAAGGATATGTAGTAAAAAAAGCTGGTTACGAGTATAAGACTAAAAAGTCCAAGGGAGAAATTATTGGAGAAGTTTGGGTTGTTACAGTAACTCAGACCTTTGCCAATCTTTGGGAGGATTTGGCGTAATGGAAGCTTCGAAGACAACCAAAATTACACAAGATGAACTGCAGAAGGCATTAAAATCTTTAGAAGAGACTGCGGAACTTAAAGAGGGTAGTGGAGACCTAATGGAAGGCCTCTTCAGACTTCTAGCGCTTCCCGAAGATCAATTCGTTTTGGTCGCGCCTGGAGTAATGCAGTCCTACCAGCAGAGCCTTAACAATCCAAGCGATAAAATTGGATTGGTTCAGTCCTTTAATGCGTTAGGACTTAAGGCAGATGACGTAGAAGAAGCTTTCGTCACCTTGGAAAAGGAAATCGACAAAATGAGTTTGTCAGTTGCAAAAAGAGACTTTTTAAAGCAAATCTTTGCCTCTATTGCCACTGCAGTGAACGATACAGAAGGTATTTCTAAGAGAATCGTTAAGATTCCAATCCAGCTATGCGCGCCGGGTGCAAGTGTACCGCAGTACGCTCATCAGACAGATAGCGGAATGGATGTGTTTGCTTTGGATGATATTGTAGTCGCACCGGGAGAAACTGTTTTAGTACCTACCGGAATTAAGGTTGCTCTGCCGCCAGGATATGAACTGCAAGTTCGTCCCAAGAGTGGGCGCGCGCTCAAAACAAAATTACGAGTTGCAAACACACCTGGAACAATTGATCAGGGATATCGAGACGAAATTAAGGTAATAATTGAAAACGTAGAACCTCCAATTAAAGATATAAAATTTGAAGAAGTATTAGATTCAGAAGGAAAGGTAGACCACTTAAAGGTTACTTCTATACAATATGGCTCTAACTTCTATATTGGAAAGGGAGAGAAGTTTGCGCAACTAGTTTTGTGCGAAGTTCCAAAGGCCGCTTTTTATACTGTAGAAAACGTAAGTGGAATTGGTGAAGACAGAGGTGGAGGCTTCGGTAGTACAGGCCTATAAGACAATGTCTAAAATTACTTTAGAGTCAATCTCTCAAACATTAAAAGAAGAAGGGTGGCAGGTTCTATCAACAGAATATAAAAATTTAGATACAGAAATGGAGTTTTTGTGCGCTGAGGGCCACAAGGTATTCGCGCCTTGGAAAAAAATACGTACGCGGCGCGAGTGCCCTGTGTGCAAGCAGAACACATTAAAGATAAATAAACCCATTTTAGTAGAAAAGAAAAAAGGCGAGAACAGAGTTCTCGCGCTAGACCAAGCAACTTATAATACTGGATGGTCGGTTTTTGATGGTAATAATCTTGTAAGGTATGGAGTATATAATTCTTCTTCAGAAGATGAAGTAAAAAGATTTAATGATGTAAAGGTTTGGTTGACTTGTATGATAGAGAATTGGAAGCCAGATATCGTAGCTATAGAAGGGATCCAATATCAACAAAATTTTGGAGTTACCACATTTCAGACCTTAGCCAGACTTCAAGGCGTATTATTAGATCTTTGTTATGAATTAGGAATTCCTTGTAAGGTATGTCCTACAAATACCTGGCGCGCGCACTGTGGCGTCAAAGGGAAGCAAAGAAACGACAAAAAGCGCTCCATGCAGTTGCTTGTGAAGCAATGGTTTGATATTAGTGTGACTGATGATGAGTCAGATGCTATAGGCATAGGGAAATATGCTGCGGACGCTTTTAGAAAACAAAATGAAATAGTGAATTGGGAATAAAAAAGAGAGCCTAAATGGCTCTCTTATTCTTTTATGAAAGGTAGGAATAAAGAAAATTCATCTACTGTTAATTCAAGCTTTTCCATTTCTTCTAGGGAGAAATAGATGTCTGGCAAAATAACTTCTAATGAGGCTAATTCATTTATTTCAGCCTGACAAGCGGGGATGGAATCTTCTTTTATTTTTACGCCGTTACCATCCTCGGCAGGTATCATCTGACCATTTTCGTCTCTCGCCGCGTATGAGTCTATTATTTCTTTTAATTTTGTGTAGTAGAAATCTGTTTCTTTTTCTATTTCAGAGAAGATTTTTGTGAATTTATACGCGGTTTTTATTGGTAATTTTTGAGTACGAATTTTTTCGTAAGCATCTAAAAGTTTGAAAGCTTTTTGTATTGGTAAGTTCATTTGTTTTCCCTCCTTATATGTTAATATAATAACATATTTTTGAGAGAAAGTCAAATTTCTGAGATTAGAAGGACTGTTTCAGGTTTATTAGAATTTTCATTATTCGGCAACACCGCCTATGCTTCTAGGTTCTGGAATGTTGTAATTTACTTCAATTCCTAACTCAACAGCTTTTGCCATTGCTGTAGGAAATTTGTCTTCCGAAAAACCGCAATCAACAACAACGTTTCCGCTAATACGTGAATCGGAAAACGCGTAATCCTCCATGCTTACGATTTTATCCGAAAGATAAAGGTAACGAGTTTCATAATTGTTGCTATTTGAGTAAAAAGCGCCAAGACCACCGTTAGGAATAGACAAGGGCGCTTCAACAATGACCCGTTCAAAGCTTGATAAATAGGGTTGGATATGTGCTTTTCCACCAATGTTTTTGATGATTACTTCTTCAATCTTTGGCTGATATCTATCATTTGATGTAAAATCAATATCGGTTTTTGGTTCTCTAAATTTATAAATTACATCACCTGAAATAACATCACCGCCACTGCCACCTCCTCCACCAGAGCCTTCCTCTAATTGATCCAACATGCTCTTTAATATAGCCGGATTAGTATTTTCCGGTGTTTTTAATACATAATCCATAATATCTTGTTTTTCCATAATAAATCCTCCTCATATTGTGGTAACAAAATTATAGAGGACATAGCAGTGCTATGCCTCGTGTTTGTTGTCGCTCACAGATAATGTTTTTCCCTCGTGAGCGAGTATAAACATCAGCAAGTTTCTTGCCCCTTTGTAATACTGTTCCTCCGTCTCTAACCATGCGTGATCTAAAAAGATGATTGCATCCTCAAGTTCTTTACTTGGAATATGTCCTCGCATTATACTGTCCTCCTTTTTGCTTTATCCTACCACAATGGTAGAGCAGAGAGAAGGACAGATAAGGCGAATTTCTGAGATTAGAAGGACTGTTTCGGGCTTATTAAAAGTTCTGTTTTATCATCACGGTTCTTCATGCATATAGGATGCATAGTTAGACCAGTTATTTGCCGTCTTGTAGGCTTCGAGAGAGCCTTGAGGAACATAGATGATGGTACCTGCGATTATGCCAGTAAAAGCGTTTTTGTTAAGCTTTGGAGGTGTCGTTGGGAGGAAGTGGTATTCCATGATTGAAGGGCAATTGCCGAACGCATTGCTTCCTATATTTTTCACTCCATCAGGTATGGTGATGGATTGAAGCGCATAACAGTTATCGAACGCATAATCCCCTATACTCGTAACCCCATTATGAATGGTGATTGATTGAAGCACAGAACAGTAAGCGAACGCATTCCCTCCTATGCTCGTCACACTATCAGGTATAGTGATTGATTGAAGAGTAGAACAGCCATAGAACGCATTGCTACCTATGCTTGTAACCCCATCGGGAATAGTGATTGATTGGAGTGCATAACAGGCCTGGAACGTATTGCCACCTATGCTTGTGACTCCTTCAGGAATAGTGATTGATTGAAGCGCATAACAGCTATAGAACACACCACCCCCTATACTCGTCACACTATTAGGTATAGTGATTGATTGAAGGGAATAACAGTAATTGAACGCACCGTTCCCTATACTCGTGACTCCATCAGGAATAGTGATTGATTGAAGAGCATAACAGTTCTGGAACGCATCGTACACTATGCTCGTGACTCCATCAGGAATAGTGATTGATTGGAGTGCAAAGCAACCGCTGAACGGACAAGCCCCTATGTGCACACCGTCCGCACATCGTATTGCCTCGACATATTGAGAATACGTTCTTCTATTTGACAGAGACGCTTTGTCCGTTAATAAGGATCCATTCAAAGACGAGCCGCCAAAAAACCCCATCGGACCATCAATACTAATCGTATATCGCCCTGTCGTTGCATACACATGAGGCGTAAACGTAGGCGTATCATACGATGTTCCTGTCACGGTATCCGTAGCAGTTCCATCGCCCCAATCGATAGTGCAAGTGCCATTAACCGCAATCGCCAAATATGGACTCAAGAAATCGGGATTATCAACGTTAATGTCGATCTCCGTCTTTCCGCTTTCCGTATCGTACATTTGTCCAACCCAAACATCTCCACCAACATTCGTAAGCTGAGACTTAATATTCTCCAAAGACCAGTTCCACCCTTGAGCAATAAGTCCACTATGAGACGGATTTTCAGGCAGAGCAGTTAAAGCTTGTGCTTCTTCTGCCGTATATGAATACAGGATTGTGCCGTCATAATCGATGAAGTTGACTTGCTTTTTCCCGGCAGAAGAACTACCACTGCCACCAGAGCCTTCCTCTAATTGATCCAACATGCTCTTTAATATAGCCGGATTAGTATTTTCCGGTGTTTTTAATACATAATCCATGATATCTTGTTTTTCCATAATAAATCCTCCTCATAATATTTATTGTAATAGAATTGTTGATAAAGCGTTACTTTTGCTACTACCATTATTCGACCACCTCGTTTTCTTCAAATTCTATTTTTATGTCCGTCTCCTCATAGGTTCTGCCTGAGTTCTGCGGATCAACGGCCTCACAATATAAAGCACCAGTTTCATTTTGGCGAATCATGTAGTCTTCGTCGGAATAGGTGCGGATGAGGATTACGCCGTCATTTCTTGTGTAGTTTTCTGTTTTGATCATTATGGTTCCTCCTGCATATAAGATGCGTATGTAGACCAATTTGTCGCAGTCTTGTATGCTTCGAGAGAGCCTTGAGGGACATAGATGATAGTTCCTGCGACAATGTTAGCAAAAGCGCTTGTGTTTGCAAGAGTCGGCGGTGTCGTTGGGAGAAGATGGTATTCCATGATGGAATAGCATCTCTGGAACGCATTGTTTCCTATCCTTGTCACGCTATCAGGTATAGTAACAGATTGGAGGGCGTAGCAATCAATAAACGCCTGTGTCCCTATGCTTGTCACTCCATTAGGTATAGTGACTGATTGAAGCGCAGAACAGTAGCTGAACGCATAGCTCCCTATGCTCGTAACTCCATTAGGAATTGTGATTGATTGAAGAGCATAACAGTTGAGGAACGCATTACTCCCTATGCTCGTAACTCCATTAGGAATTGTGATTGATTGAAGAGTATAACAGTTCTGGAACGTACTACTTCCTATCCTCTTCACTCCATCAGGTATAGTGATTGATTGAAGCGCATAACAAGAATAGAACGCACTGGCCCCTATGCTTGTCACTCCATCTGGTATAGTGATGGACTGAAGAGCATAACAGTAAGAGAACGTATTATCCTCTATACTTGTAACCCAATCAGGAATAGTAATAGATTGAAGGGAGTAACAGTTGTTGAACACACCGGTATGTATATTCGTGACCCCATTTGGTATGCTGATAGACTTAATGGAGCAACATTTGTTGAACGCACTGTTCTCTATGCTCGTCACTCCATCGGGTATAGTAACAGATTGGAGCGCATAACAGTTGCCGAACGCATTGCTTCCTATGCTTGTCACGCCATCAGGTATAGTGATTGATTGAAGCGCATAACAATTCTGAAACGCATATTGCGCTATCTTGGTCTCATCCGCACATCGTATTGCCTCAACATATTGGGAATAGGTTCTTCTACTTGACAGAGATGCTTTGTCCATTAATAGTGCGCTATAACTGCTGGAGTTGCAATAAAACCCCATCGGTCCATCAATACTGATCGTATATCGCCCAGTTGTTGCATATACATGAGGCGTATACTTAAGCGCAGTATACGATGTCCCTGTGACAGTATCTGTAGCAGTCCCATCGCCCCAATCAATAGTGCAAGCACCACTCGGACAAATCGCCAAATACGGACTCAGGAAATCAGGATTGTCGGCGTTAATGTCAATCTCCGTCTTTCCGCTCTCCGTCTCATACATCTGTCCTACCCAAACATCACCACCGACATTTGTAAGTTGAGACTTAATATTCTCCAAGCTCCAGTTCCATCCTTGTGCGATAAGTCCACTATGAGACGGATTTGCTGGCAATTCGGTTAAAGCCTGTGCTTCTTCTGCTGTGTAGGAGTACAGGATTGTGCTATCATAATCAATAAAGTTGACTTGCTTTTTCTCAGCAGAAGAACTACCACCACCGCCACCACTAACATCAACGATAGTAATATCATCCTCAAGATACTTGCCCTTTGTGCTTAAAACTCTCGTTTGATTATCAACTGTCGTGAGTGTATTTCCTTTATATGTAACTGTTGAACTCATTAGGTCACGCTCCCATCGTACACAGGAAGGTCAATGTACGTTCCTGTTCCTGTGCTTGGATTTAACGATATCCTGTTTCCGCTCATCGATATTGTGTATGTCGTATTCGCTGTGACGTATCCACTATCATTGGTAAGGTCAGAGGTCTTTGTTGGAACGATTGCTTTTACTTTTGCCCAAAGTTCAGAGATGGCAGTAATACTTGCATATTTTTTTGTTGCCATCATTTCACCTCCTTATACGCAAATCTCGTCAACTTCTGCGGTTGTAATCTCTTTCAACTCAGATGAAAGCTGATACCCCGATAAATCAACATCTGTATTTCCAATCTTCTCAAATGTTGAGCCAGTCCAAATATATTCGTCATATGCGTCCCCGGCTCCGTGAGAATGCGCAACAAGATAAATGATTCCTGCTTGTCCTGTTGCAGGTAAAGACTGGACAACCTCAAATTCAAACGATGTAATATCAGCAACCGCTTCTGAAATCGCAGTACTAACTTGAGTAGCCGTCTGAAACCCGCTGTCGTTCGTAAGATCCGACAGCTTAGTAGGAACCGAAATATTAGCAATCTTGTTTGTAATCGGTACCGTATCACCGTTCTTTAGAATTCCTTCAAGAGCGTTTACTTGCGCGCCGGAAGCAATATTAGCCAATTTTGTCTTTTCATCAGACGTATAGTCATTAGATGAAAGGCCTTTACCATCAACCTTGTCAACCTTCGTATTGAGCTTGTTTTTAATCTTTTCCCAAAGAAGAGCCAACGAAGTTGAGCCTAAATATTTCTTTTCAGCCATAATTTATATCTCCTTAATCCTTAAGAATTCTTATAAGATCATCGCCATCGAGTTCGACTAAACCCAACTCCTCGAATGTCTTATTGCCTATTAATTCAACAGAATTAATCTGAGGTTTGTTGATAAGAACCTCATAGTTTTTTGACACCTTTTGGACTTCATACACTTCTCCGTCGATTACATTTTTGAGGTTGAATTCTCCGTCAATTACAACGGTCTCGTAATCTTCTTTGCGCATTAAATCACCTCTTCTTTCCCGCCTGGAAACACATCGCAGAGCGCCGGAACGCTATGCCCACGAGTTCCGTCGTTCGCTACCCAGTCGCAGTGTATCTCTGTGGGTCTGCCAATAGAAAGAGTGAGTGATTCGTCTTGCGTAATCGTCCATTCGATTGAATTCTCCTCAATAGTTGCAGCAGAAATATCTTTGGAAATCCTTATCTTTCCTAACTGCTTAACGACAAGAAACGCACTAGTGATGTCAGAGGGAGACACAGTTTTGAAGGTGAACACAAACGTCGGTGTAGTGCCTCTAATAATTTTCATGTCTTTCACCTCACATATTTATTTAATAAAAGTCCCGATAGGGCAGAGTATAACCCTACCGGGGCCAATAATCAGATTTTCTTAAGATATCCTTTACCACAGTAGCCAGTATAAGACTTACCTTTAACGGTCGCTTGAACTGACAACCAAATTGTGTTGCCATCCTGGGTATACCAACCATAGTTATATACAGTAGTACCTTTCGGCATAACAGTAATGATCTCGCCGTTTGGAGCATAACGCAGATTCAAGTCGGCAGTAGTAGTATACTTACCATTGTATGCGCTGTTCTTGCCCTTGGCGTCCGCAACCTTACTGGGACTATAGCCGGATGTGGATGAAGCAACGGTTTTGCCAATCTTGACATAAGAAGCGTTGCCAAGATAGATCCAACCAGCTCCAGACTTGAGGTAGCCCCAACCGTTACTTACCTTAGTAATAGTGAACTCGCCCTTGCCAGTATGACCGACGGAGGCATAATTAGTGCCAGCACCCTTGCGGATGTTAAGGTCAGAGACAAGGACCTGAACCAAGAACGGAGTAGAGGGGAAACTCTTATTCTGAGCGGCGGTCGTGGTAGACTGAGATACAGCCGGAGCAGTAGTAGTGCCAAGCTTGGCATTGACTCTCTTGGTCAAATCATCCATTCTCGCCATCAGCCAATCGCCAGGACAACTCTTATTTGCATACCATCTATGCACAACGAATAACATCTCGTTGGACTTCGGCTTATACGCCTCGGTCTTCGCGCGAGATCCAAGCCACAGAACCTTGTTCTTTCCATTGCGCTTGCAGATATCTACGCAAAGGTCAATAAGCTTATTGTATACAGTGTTATTAAAAGCATACGGAGATTTGGCGTCACTGGCGCATTCGATAGTAACGGCACGTTGATCGACCCAGTTAGAGCTCGTACACCAACTGCGGTTCTTTTCCTCGCAGTACATGCCTACGCGGCCGTCTGCACCAATACCATAGTTACAAGATGCCTGACGAGATGTCGGCGCAAAGATATTGCCGAGAGTTTCAACAGACGCCTGACCAACAACACAGTGCGGAGCGATCATATAGATGTTCTGCGTTCTCTGACCCGAATGATTCGGGCTAAGTCTTGTATAAGAAACAAGTTTGGAATTAGTATAAGTTACCATTATTCTTCATCTCCCTTGTTGTTGCTGAGTTCTTTCAGCATTTCTTCATTTGTCTCTTCTTCAACGTTAATGTTTTCACGTTCATCTTTCATAAAAATCATCTCCTCAGGCGACGCCTTGATTTTCTTCGGAATTTTCGTTTGTTTCTTCGGATGGAGTCATCATTGGCTCCCCATTCATTATATCAAGAGGGGAGGAGGCGTTTTGAGACGCCTCTTCTTTTGATTCCCTCTCCACTTCTTTCTCAACAATGTCATGTATTTCCCTATGAATCTTTTCAATTACCAGTTCAACATTAATCGCTGGCAGTTCGCAATTCTCAATAAAAGAAATAATGTCATTGTAAAGTCTCACAGTGTTAGTATTAATCTTGCTCATAAAATATACCTTTCATTCCTTATATCTATATATGATTCTTAGCCAATCTTTAACCAATGCCCCGCTGTGTGGGCGTTCTTTGATGACCCAGACGCCTGCCATGCGTCCATGTTCAAGACGTCATTGGCAGAAACAGACCAGAACACAGCGTTAACGGCACCTCCGCCGCTAGACGCATTAAACCTTACCGTACGGTCTGCCACTGACGAGTCCCCTGAGCGCGACAAACGAAGTCTAAAATTAGTTTGATTATTAAAACTAGAAGTCCAATCGGCCCAAGCGATAATAAGATAAGTACCAGCTTCAGTAAAGGTATTGGTTTGAACGGTGACCCACGTGTTGTTAGCAACGGCCTTACTTGACGTAGATCCTAAATTGGTAAGCTCCATTTTAGGGTGGTATTTATTTGCAAGACTTGTTCCATTTTCGTAAATTGTCTCGCCATATATATTCTTCCACTGCAAACTCGATGTGCCAAGAGACGTTTGTTTATTTGCGTAAGGGCGAATAAGGTCTTTCGTTATGGCTGCCGAATAAGTCCAATCTGATTCCCCTGCCGCCTTAAACCGAAACGCAAACGCCGGGTTTGTTCCGTCAGAGCTTTTCCACAGATACATGCCGCCCATGTTATCTGTATCCGTTCTGTGCATTACTAAAGCAGGCTCTGAGTTTCTCTTCATGTATATCCACGAATAACCAACTTCCATAGCATCATAAGTCTCCGCCATCTTTCCAAACGCAATACCATTTCCATCCGCCCTCCAGTGCATTAGAACAGCCGCAGTAGAAATTGTTGCGGTTTTGGTAATTGCGGTGGTGTTGAAATTATCCTTGATCTCGGCAATAACATCGTAAGTAGAACCGGCATTTGCTGCGAACGCAGGAGTGCTGCCAGACAAAGTAGTCGAGGCATTTACTGCCGTAGCCCAGGTTGAATCGGAGTGCTTCTTGTATTTGATGGTAATGTTAGCAGAGTTTTTGTTTGACAAAGATGTGTAGGTTCCGGAGTATGTTATTTTCGCATACTCTCCGGCATCGTCCTTGGTGGTTCCAGCGGAATCAGAATATCTTCCAACGGTAAGCGTATTGATGACCGGATTAGCATAATCCAATACAGTTACCGTTGTGGTTTTTTCAGTATATCTTCCTCTGGAATCGGTAATCCTCGCCGTAATATGCACCGTTCCTGCCCAGTTTGGAGTCCAATCTGTAGTGGCGGTAGATCCGGTTGCCAACGAAGCACCTGATGCGTTTGTCTTTCTGTATGTTACAGAATAAGACTTGACGGATGCGCTATAGGTACATGAAACGCTTGTAAGGGAGGTTCGTATAACGGACTTTGTTTTGATATATCCGCTATAGGTTGAAAGATATCCCTTGGTATCCGATGTACCTAAAGTAAATGATGGATTGCCGGCCGGAATTGTTAGAGTAATTGTTTTGCTCGATGTGCCGATACTTGTGCTTCCGCTATATGTGGTAAGCGTAAGGGTACACGACAAGCTTGATCCGGTCGTATTCTGAGAAGCCAATGAAGTCGGAGGTTCCCAGGTGAGATTCCCTGTGGTTTTCGCAGAACCAATCGTTCCTGTTTTAGAACCGACCTTATAGGTAAGAGTATGGGTAAAGCTTGTGGACGCTCGTGTTACAGTGAAGGTCTGAGAAGTTCCCAACGTGCCATTCGAGGCAGTGAATGTTGATGCTCTTGGAATCGTAGTAAGCGTGATAGAGCCACTTGCGCTACAATTACCAATCAAATATGATGCGCTCTGAGACGTAACAGAGAAGCTAAAGCTTACCTTCTTTGTACCATCTGAATTATGCGATACAGTCTGAGAGCCGGAAGCAAGCGTAACTGTAGAACTGCCATCATACACTCTTAACGTACAGGTTCGTGTTGTACCGTTGATCGTGTAAGAACATGTAAACGGGTCAGAGTTGTTATAGCGCCAATCCCATCCGTCATCCAGGGGAGAAAGTACAACACTATAGTTAATGGTTGTCGTATTATTAGCGGTACTCTGTGAACCCTGTGTCACATTTAGTGTAATTTTATGATGCCCATTCGAGCCATTTGCACTACAAGATGCCATACTTATTCACCTACCTTCAACCATGATACAGATCCGTCCGAACGAGGGATCGCTGCAAAATTACCAATACGAAACTGTCTTTCCAACGTGATCCAGGCATTGCCCGTATACAACGTGGAACCATCCCAGTACGCAATCTGATCGCCCTCTTTGTAGAAACCGATCTCGTCATTATCTATCTTAAGAGTAAGAGCATTGCCCTCTTCTCCTATTTCAATTCCCTCAGCGGAGAATCTAATGTATTTAGAAATATCATCTTTGTAAGTCTCCAAAGCACCATTAACACTACTAATCAGTTCCCGTGACTCATTAAACTGCGCCGTAATGCTATTTGACAGCTGTGTCAACGAAGATTGCTGGTTATCTACATAAGTATTGAATTCGTCCGCTCTTGTGTAGTTCGCCTCGACATTGCTCATGATACTGTCTTCCAGTACATCGAAGTTAGCAGAGTGCTGTTCCACGATAGGCTCCAAAGAGTTCAACCTATTGATGGATTGAATAGCCAGAATCTGACCAGCAACATCGACCGCCTGGAATGAGCCGTTTACGTACGCATACAGACGATTAGAAGATTCGAAATATATCTGAGTTGTGGAATACATTACTCCAAGTGGAATGTAGAAATACCCATCTTCCGTTGTAGGAATAACAGTTGTCATGAAAGGAGAACTAGCAACAGTAAAAGTTGAAGCCGACACCGTACCCTTCAAATATAACGTCTTTTTGGCAGCGCCGGACTCTATCGTTCCACTCGTAGAAGCATTGACACTCGGATACGCCAGATAGTTATTTGTTCCTGTCGCATTAGCTGCGATAGCAGAAACGGCATAAAGAATCGGATGCCCTATGTCAAATGACACGCCAGCAGCAATATGCTGATAGCCTGAGTCCGTGCCACAAATCAGATGATTAGCAGTAATGGCTGATACAGCAGTAAAAGCATTGTTTACTCTCGTTCTATCGTAGGTGTTATTATCCGGAATCGCCGTGGCTCTCCAATTGCTTCCGTCATACGTCATCTGAATGACAGAGTTCGCTGGAAACTGCGTGGTTACTCTTGTATTACTTAAATATACCGGAATAGCAGCAGTGGTCGTGCCCCCCGCTAAAGTCAGGGTCAAAGAAGCATTACCTGAACCGGCATATGGAAGCTTGTATGCGATTGTCTTTCCTGTCTTAAGTTCAGAATCGGTCGTCACTCCTGTCCAAGAACCAGTAGCAGCTGTTTGAGTGCCTACTATATACTCGACCGAGCGTTCGTTTACGGATTCGATTGACGCTTCTAAGTCTTCGGGAGCAGGAGACCATGCGCTAGGTTTAGACGCTTTTTCTACCATAACATTTTTGATATATGCCGTACCAGAATAGTAATCAAATCGTATGTTGGTATGAGTACGTCCAGTATATGTTCCATCCAAATGCTGACCAACTACGACAAACCATGTGCTTAAGTGGGCTGTCTTGTTGCTACTCGACATAGCTTCAACAAGTTCTGTTTCCAGATTGCCACCGCCACCATTTGCTGTGTAACTTAGTCCTCCCCAACTGTTTGGGTTATTAGCAGAACCTTGCATGTAGCTATGAGATGTTCCAGTTCCCGTAGCCGCCCAATTTTCACCAAATTTAATGTCGAAACTTACTTGGATTCTGTCTCCCGCTTTTATTCCTAGGATACTTGGTACTTCTAAATATCCGCCTGTCTGATTGGGATATCCAAATACTGGCAAACATTTATTTACACCATCAGAAACATTAAACGCATACCATTCGCTAGACGTACCAAGAACTAGATTTCTCCCGCCGATTTCCAGGTTATCGATGGCATCTTGCGCACTGGATGCCTTAATATAAGCTTGCCTTGCAGCTTTGAAATCAAGACTACCTGTCTGGGACACCATTTACACCACCTCCTGAAGATGTCGGAACATATGACCGCATAAAACTCTTGTGTCCGCATAAATAGTAATGCCGTTATACATACATTGTTCACAGAAATATAAGTCTTCTGACAAAATTCCTAAGTCTTTGTAGTTTACCCAATCAAACCAGGGATATTCGATTCTATCAAAAATTTCCGTCTTGATAAGCGCACATCCCATACCACCGCCGTGGATCTCTATTTTGTTTTCGCCAGCTTCTCTGAGTATTCGCAACTCTTCACCCGAAAACAAATTGGTGTAGTTGTGTTCACCTAAATGGTACAAACAAACTTTGCCCTCGTACATGTTGTACGCGTTTCTTTGTGGATACGCTCCTAAACAAACGTCGTTTGAACCTTCTAAAAGATTTATTAGTGCATCTTTCGGCAAGGTCACATCGTTGTCTACCATGAGAATATAGTCTGCATTCTCTGCTTTGGCTTTCTGAACGATGTTGTTCCTTGCCGTAGCGCAATCATAGCCTCGCACAAAGTCAAATATAACTTCATGGTCGCCTTTATCGAGATCGTAAATCGCTTTAAATGTATCGGGGTATATGGTTTCAAAAGTAGGAACTGCGATAAGTATCTTCATGTTCCACCTCACCATGTAACCGTACAATTGTATACGGCGTCCAAATCTGTTACGTTCAACGTAGAAGCAGTGCCTAAAGACGTGGTAGCCGTTCCCTTTGTCCACTTGTAAGATGTAGGAGTAGTGATCGTCCCATTTACTCTTAACGTCACAGCAAGGGTTGCAGTGTTGGCATCCCAATTAACGGTCGTAGGATATACTGTAACTACTGCTTCAGGTCCAGCAGGTCCTGTCTCACCTGTAGCACCAGTTTTTCCGGTGGCTCCAGTAGCGCCTGTAGCTCCGGTTGCACCTGTTTTACCAGTAGCACCAGTGGCTCCGGTCGCACCTGTATTGCCATAGACGCCAATGATGTGTCTATCTGTTTTATTTGTAGAACCATCCGTATAAGTGATCAATTCATAGTTCCACAAATATCTATTAGTCGATGTAACAGTGTCTACAGTTGTACTAAACGACGATTCTGCAGGAGCGGTTGTGGAATTATTGGCTTTGTAGTATTCCGTAATAGACGAAATACCTTTACCAGCATCTCCTGTTTTTCCCGTAGCGCCTGTATTTCCATAAACTGCAACAATATGTTTATCTAATTGTTTCGTAGAACCATTCGTATACGTTACAAACTCGTAGTTCCACAAATATTTTTTATCGGCCGTTGGGGTATCAATACTGGGAGAAAAAGCAGAATCAGCGGGTGCAGTTGTTGAGTTAGTTGCTACATAATACTCGGTAATTCCAGATATACCAACGCCTGTGTCGCCCTTAGGTCCTGTATCCCCTGTTGCGCCAGTAGCTCCAGTTTTTCCAGTGGCGCCAGTAGCACCTGTAGATCCTGTTTTACCAGTTGCTCCGGTCGCACCTGTGGCACCTGTGTCGCCTTTAGGACCTTGGTCGCCTTCGATCTTAGCCCATGTATATGAAGACACGCTCGTGCTGTCAGTCGCTACATCATCCGTATAAGTACCAATATAAGAGCCGGGGTCCTCTCCTCCATTCGGAGTAAACGTCTGACCGCCATCGTTGGAGTACTTTACATGAAAATATGCGCTTTTACCGTCCGAACCAGAGCCACCAGGAGTGCCTGCTTGGCCCTTAATATTAGACTCATAACGCCATTTAGCAACGGAGGAACCACCACCTTGGATACAACGATAAGTGTTTTGGGTGGACGTGTTGAGGTACATATCTCCAACGAACGCTGTTGTTACTCCAGAATCAGGAAATACGGATCCTGTAGTACTGGTTCCTGTGACACCTGTTCCTGCATACCATCTGCCACCATTAAATTCTCCAGAATCTGCTCGATTCTTGATCTCAGTCGCTTTGGATTCGGCATCCGCAACAGCAGTAGGTACATCTTTCATAGACCCGTTAAAAGATAGCTTAAAACCATTACTATCAATCTGTCCAATAACAGTATCATTTTCGTTATATATTTTTATGCTACCGCCTTGCCCCTGCCCTCTTCCAAGAATTATATCCGATCCTTGAATAGTGCCGGAGAAATAACCTCTCTTTGCGTAAAGAGACCCATTTTGAGTGACCTGGAAAGGTGCGTTTTTCACATCTTCTGCACTATTAGACTCAGCACCAGCCCAAAACACTATTGGAGATGTATCTCCAGTATCTTCAGATCCTGCAATGCCAGGAAATTTATCAGAAGAAATGTTACTTAAAGTATTTATACCACTGTATTTTTCAGTTAAAGAATCATAAGTAGTTAAAGATCCATTAAGATATACATTGTCACCATATAAACCATAACCAGTAACACCAGGTATACCTAACTTCTCCAAGTTTCCAAAGAAGGTTCGTAGATTATAATCTTCCGCGCCTTCTTCATAATTAAATTCTGAAACCGTAAAACCTTCGCCATATAAATTAGCATTTTGTTGCGGCCCAGAATTAACTCCCATGTAGATTGATCCGCTTGGACCTAAATCTACAAGACTCCCATAATCTTTCTCTACATCAAATTTCTCGGAGTCTAATAAAGTAACCACTAAATCTTTAGTATTTGGTTCGCTTTGAACGATCTGTCCTAAAATCGGCGCAGATAAACTAGAAGAATCAGACTTAGATAATAAGTAAATATAGTTACCAACTTCTCCCAAGAAGGAATCTTCCAAATGAACAGTAAAGTTATCGCCACTGCCATTTTCTACACTCGCAATTTTATAGGAAGGTCGGAATAGCATTGAACCGCCTACAGCCTGCACCTTATTAACTTCAAAAACTGCGCTAGAAATTTTACCAGTTACGTTAACATTATTAAATACTGAAAGATCGGGAGAAATTGTAAAGCTATCGCCCTCTATTGTGGAGGTACCACTAAGTTGTAGTACACCATCCTCTCTTAAGACGGTTCCACTAGCTTCCAATATCTTCCCATTACCATATTCTGGCGCGGGGTTCCATAACTTAGCCTCTCCTAAACTTAAGGATTGATCAATCGATCCTCCCGAAGCATGAATATTACCAGTAAATTCACCCGATTCGGCATAAATAGTACCTCTAAAGGTACCCTGTTCCGCACGAACCTCGCCATCTTGGTATATTTTAAAATTATCTGAAGAGTTGAATACTTCTTTTATGATATCCCCATCTTCAAATTCAGTAACTTCAGTGTAGACCCCATCAGTTTTTGTATAATATTTGGTACCTATTACAAAGTCGCGCGCAAGGACGTATGTTCCATCTTTTTCGAGTGTATAAAATTCTTTATCAGATGAAAATTTCCCATTGTCTAATTCACCAAGTTGAACATCATATACTCTTTGGATTTCACCCTCACTTTTCGGTTTTGTAATATAAACTCTCTGAAGAAGAAGTGTACCATCATCTGAGTCAGTCTCTAAAGTAACTCTTCCAGAATCATCCCTTAATTGAAGGCCGTAAGCATTCTCGCCTATCTTACCTATCTTTACTTTGGGAATTTCAGTTTCACTATTTAATTTTTTTACTACTTGAATATCATTAGAAGAAGAAATTTCAACATAATGATTACTATATAGATTTTTAATGAAAAGTCCGTCCCAAAGTAATCCAAAACGAGCTTTTTCTTTTACTTCTTCAGCGGTTTCAAAGAAATAATCTTCTTCTGGATCATCTGATCTTACCGCGCCATAGATGCCTAAACCATCAAATCGAACAAATCTAGAATCATCAACATTAAAGTCATATGTTTCTAAATCTGTCAGCGGAATATCCCCAGCCTCTCTATACACACCATCGGCGCCTTTGACATAATATGTTGTGCCTTTGAAATAGTTAGTTTGAAGTGTGTATGTCGCACCTTCTTTTGTATAGTACTGAGCGCCATCTCTAAAAACTCCCGAAGGAATTTCTCTATCGAAAGCAGTTAATCCAACTTCATCCCATCTAAAGAGTGGACTATTTCCACCCATAATGTTGATGTTGGCTGTATTTATCGCACCTGTAGTTAAATATTGAGTTCCAACGCCCTCGCCGGAAATCGCACTCTTCCAAGTTTCGCCGCCATCTGTGGTAATAATAACGCCACCAGATGTTATTTTTGTTTGTTTATTTGGATTAGATGCATCCGTAACAGTAATACCAGTTGAATCTGTTACAATAGTATCGTTTTGTGCGCTATATACCAGTTGTTTATTATAGTCCAGTGTTGCTTGTAATGCCTTGGCCGTAATTGTTCCGTTCGGCGCTATAGTTGAAGCAGCGCGAGCATAACTGCCAGAAGCATACTGCAAACTTTGAGTTGTGCTAGTAATTCTTTGGAATAAATCTTCAAATTGAGTTTTGTAGTTTTGTATTGTAAAAGTATCTCGTTCCGGCTCATCAAAATAAGAAGTTATTTGAGAAACTAGAACTTTTTCTTTATAAGGAGTCTTGATTCTATTAACAGTTGTGTATCCGAAAAAGTCTACATCTTGTATAAAGGAAATATCTCCCAAATGGAAAACTTTATTTTTGTATTCTTCTAAAGAACTAAGTCGAATTACAGAAATTGTGTAACTTACTCGCGGACGAGACGCAGTATAAGCAACCGAAAGACCATCTAAATAATATAAATCATCATCTACATAACTCTCGCTATTCCACGTTCCTTCCTGTATAAAGCGAGAATACTTTTTATAGAAAGCAAGATTTAAATTATTAGTACTAGCAGTAAGGTCTTTTAAAATACTTTCGAGTTCTGAAATTCGATCTTCAGTATTCGCAATCGCATCTCTTAAAGAATTTATAATCGTCGTATAAGACGCAACATTTTTCTCTAAAGAAGCTAACGCAGTTATTCTAGTTTTGACCTGCTCTCGATCTTTATTTTTCTTAATAAAGGCCGTAGCTTGCGCATAAGAACTCGCGCCAGCCAATTGTGTCAATTCATTCTTTAGATTGACTATTTGATCGTTCGAAGCACTTTCTGCCGCAGTATATTGTGTCAAAAAAGCCTCTTGTTTTAAAAGATCGCTTCTCTTTTGCGCTAACTCCTCAGAATATAAGTCATATTGCTTATTATTCTGATTTAGATAGTAATAATAACCAATCTCGCCATTAGGATCATATAAATCTTTGTTTAACTTATTACCATCTAAAAGACCTTGAGACACATAATAATCAAAATTTAATATAAAATTAGTTCTTGGGTAATTTTCTTTACTGCGCGCGATAGTGCAAAAACCATTTTTTGCATAGGTATTTGAATTTGGGCTAACTATGGTTTTAGTAACTATTTGATCAGACTGTACGGCTCTTTGGATATTCTTTAAGTCAATACCATAGACGAAACCAATTCCCGTCTCTTTACCTATTTCCTTTTTAATAACAATCGATTTTTGAGGAACACCATTTATTATTTTGGTTCTTCCATCGTTTTCATGCTCTATATTAAATTCAATCCAGCATTCGAAAGTTTCCGCAAGTGACTGTAAAATATTAAAGCAGTTAGATTGTTTAATGGAAATAGATCTTATTTTTTCATATCCATTATAAACAGGCTCTATATTGGTGTCTTCTAAATCAGAAGTGCCGCCATGTAAAAACTCTATATCATCTTCTGAAGAAGCATCAGCATATTTGGTATGATTATAATAATAGTAATAAGTCTGGACTATGGAAGAAGTATCCATAACTCCCGGATATATGATTTCGCCTTCTTCATTATAAACCAACTGGAAAAATTGCGCTTCTTCAAGCCAAAAAGTACCACTAGCTTTTAATTCTAATTTTAAGTTTTTATCATATATCTCTGCTCGAGTTATAGACTTACTACAAGTTACTGTATAAGTTACCCAAGGAGAAATTGTACTAGAGTTTTTGTCAAATCTAAAATAGGCATTATTTACCGGATTGACCCCAGTAGTTGCATATCCTGTTAACGGTTTTCCGTCTCTTCCACTAGAATGACATTTATATCTAAAGATATATTTTTCACCCTTTTTGAAGCCCTCAGGGAAATAAACTGAAGATTGTTTTATATCATTCCCCACGTCTCCATTTAATCGAATTAATGCCGTAGGAGAATAATTATCTATGTTGTCTTCTGTAAGTTCTGGAAAGAGAGTTAGCGCTAAACCGTCTCCGCTCCATCCGCTTAAGTCTACGAAATCTTTTGAGTTTACAACTATGTTATTAATCGTAGTCGGGTCTTTGAATTCCGTAGACTGAAAACCATATATTTCATCATTGACAGAATAATTACCAGGTTGAGTCGCCCGAGCCTTGTAAACATAGCAGTATTTCTCTGTAATTGGATCATAAACACTCTTTTGACTTTGAACTAAACGAGTAGCTCTATAATCATTGGATATTCCAGCTTCGTAAGCAACTGAAAAAACTTTTTGTCCATCTTGGGAAAGAAAGAAATTTATTGTAGGTGTTAATCCTTCAGAAGGTCTGGTCCAATAAAGTGTAGCTGTATAGCTATCAGCATTTACTACTAACTGACTATTATTCTCTGTTATATAATTTTCTGCATATGCGAATTGTACAGAAGCCGTCCCGCTGGCACTTTCTGCCGCGGCTAGAGAACCTACTAATGTCTGAATTTGATTATAATAAACTAATATATGAGACCCCGAAGTAATCGACTTAGAAGATCCATCAATATCTTTTATTGCGGAAAAGCCATAAACAGTATCTACATAGTATACTGGCTCTTCTTTTTCTTGTTTTATTGATTCACTTTCACTACTAACTGACCAGTCAGTATCTTCCAGTACTGTGCGCGCGAGCTCTACGATGCTTCCTTGATTGTTTCCTAAATCATCACTTAACTCTATATTAAAGCCATTCTTTGATAGTTCATTTATAAATAGATCGGTACAAGTGTATGTTATGGACTTATCTTCTGAATTTTCTTGACAGTTTTTTATTAAAAAATCATACCACTTGTCTTTCCAAAGCACCTTAACCTTTCTTTCATTCACCAACAAATTAAGGAAAGGATTAGTATATTTTTCACCTTCTGGACTATAATAAGAATAGTACATTTTAAAGGTAAAAGTGCTTGTTCCATTTATATTTTCTACTAATTGAGGCTCTATCGCGCGGCACTCAGAGGTCATGGTATCTGAACCAATAATGGCTATTTTACGATCTTCATAATGAGAAGGAATTGTATCTTCACCTTCTACATTTTTAGAATCAACGAAATAATCTTCCCATAGGGAAATTTCGTATTTATCCTTAGCCACTTATGTCACCTCCTTAATAATAGAAATAATTGTATTCAATTTTATGAACACGCCCCTCCGTAGTGATATTTGTATCCAAAGTATCCGTACTAGAGATGTTGTTAGGTATCTTAAAGAAATCTCCAGCAGTTATATAAGAATTGTATAAACTACCGGTTGGTTCGTAGTGCTCATTGCACCCTTCTACTAAATTTGTTTTCGTATTTATACGAATGTAGCTATCAGTATTAGATTCTTCTTTTACTATATCAGAAAATTGTAACTGTCGCGGCCCCAAACTCACCGTGAAAGATTCGTTCGTGCCTTCATTAAGAGCTAAATAAAGACAGAAATCAGCTTCTATATCCCCAGGATTATAGACTCGAATTTTATAGGTGCCATTTTCTAAGAAAGGCTCATCCAAAATCTTATTTTCAAAGGAATTCGTTTCTAACATCCCACTAGCAGCTTTCCATTCTTCTTTATTTGCTTCACTGTACTCGTTTAAGAATTTATGCACTGAATGAGCGAAAGGATAATAACAAACAAACTGAATGGTTCCTTCGCCTTTATAAATTCTAACTGTTTTGCCCGCTCTTTTCTCATCGAAACAAAGATAAGTTAGTTGCGGCGCCGACTGCACCTTTGCCCAATAAGCTTTATATGGCGCCTCATCAAATATTAGTTCTCCTATATTTCTTGCGCTAAAGATATTACGTATTTCGCGCAAATTGGTTTCTGTTATACTATCAAATGCTATATTAACAGAGAAAGTTCTTTCAGTATAAAAAGAATCAAAAAAATAGGTACCATCTCCGCCGGGAATTTGTACGGTTTTATCTTGAAAGGAAGGAACTAAAAGATCATTATATCTATTTCCATCACTTACACGTACAATATTAAGGTCGGCAGAATGGTGCCCTTTAAAAGTGAAGCCATAAAAATCTCCCATAACTTTTTCCCTCCTTTTACTCTCTCTTTTTAAAGTAATATTTCTTAAGCTTGCTTACAAAAAAATGAGGACCACATAGTGGTCCTCTCATTTTATCGTAAGTGACTTATTGTATTAACGTTTCTGTACAATCCATCTTGTTGAATTTGTCTTTTAATCTTATTTGCTAGCTGATCTACATCATAGTCAGATCCGATTTCTGCGTCTATCTTTATATCGAAATAATTATCTCCAGAGCCATTACCACTTTGAGAAGTATTTCTTAAAGAAGCCGCCAAAATATCTTTTAATGTAATGAGATTCTCTGTATCTTTGGCATTAAGTACCATCTCTGGTTTAGATTTAGTACCATCTAACCAAGCAAGACCTGTATAATCTGCAAGACCGCCAGTTTTGTATCCCTTAAATCTCTTACGCATATCTGAATAACTGTAACCCGCAGGACTTATTCCAGACTTGCCTACGCCTTGATTAACAAGAGCTTGAATACCATTGTTGGCACCAAAAACTTCTGTTAAACGATTTCTACGAGTATCCCCGGTTCCCCAACCATAACTACCATTCCAAATCGCAGCCGCGACGTGTCTTTTTATATCTTCGGTTAGAGTAGGTGTACTCTTCTTGGAAGAACTCGTAGAAGAACTGCTTGTAGTTGGCTTCGTTGTAGCCGCAGGCTTCGGAGTAGGCGCGGTGTTCTGATGCGCTCCCGCTTTCTCTGCCTTACCGGCCGTGAGCCCTTTTTGAGCATTATTAAAAGCTTCTACTACTTCTTTAATCCATTCATCTTGGCCAAAAGCACTCATAGCCTCAAAAGCTTCGGTCTCTTTTAGTAATTTAATTAGTTCAGAGTTTATATTAAGGCTACCCTTTTTATTGAAAGCATTATTAATTAAACTATAAACTTCGTTCCAAAGCTCTCCATTAGCTTTTGATAACTCTAACTGCTCTCGCATTACAGAAATCTGATTAGCTCTCTGCTCGGCCGCCAAGTCAGCATCTTTGCTCATTTGATCAATCGCTTGATCAATTAAAGAATCTTGATAATCTTCCCTTGCTTTAGAAAGTTCATCTTGCAATTTTAAGATTTCAGTCGTATTCGCGCCGGAGGTATCTCTTTGCAAATAAGCTAATCTCGCTTCTTTGTCTGCTATATCCTCTTCAGTCCGCTCGTTTTCTCGTGCTTGACGCTCATTGTCAATTTGCTCTTGAATTCCAGATATAACCTTATCCATCGAGTCTTTAACTGAATCGGAAAGCTTTTCAAATTGATCTATCTGTTCTTCATATTTTGTAATCAAGGCCTCCTGGACTCTTTCCTCGAAGGATATATAGCTATCTATGGCTTCTTGCTGAATATTTTCTATTTCCTCTTCTATTCCAGCTATAGTTTCATCTGTCTCTTCAAACTGATCTACTAATTCCTGTAGATAATTGATATATGCTTCTGCGGCCTTGCCTTCTTCTTCTCGACTTGAATCTCTCGATATAGCTTCTAGACCTTCCCAATCAATTTGTAAAAGTCCGGTACTAAAATTATAATTAGCATACTTAGTAACGCCCATCTGGCTATAGGTTTTTCTATTGCCGTCGTCATCCGTATAAATTTGACTACCTGCATTATTAATTTGTCGTTTACGTCCGTTTGCGAGTTCTTTTTGATATTGTTTTTCTTGTTTTAGATGATCTACTATTTCTGTATAGCCCTTACGAATTTGAGTAAGAGAAGTGGAAGTTGATTTGAGAAGTTTTTGATATTGACGTTCAAGTTTTTCACGAACTCGAAGTGCTTCATTTATTTTTTCTTGAAGATTAAAGAGTTCGTCATAGGGGTTTTCCCAGTAAGATGGTTTGGAGTCGCTTCCAGAACTTCCTCCTCCTCCTGAACCTTTGGAGCCTTTACCGCCACCTCCACCAGAGCCTTTTCTAGAACCTCCACCGGAAGGAGAAAAATTACTAGTATAGTTTCCCTTAGAGACAAACTTGGGAACTTTAATCGCTTTTGGGACCATATTAGAGTAGTCGATGTTTGGAGACATCATACCACCATTCGCTCCCTTACCAGGAGGATAGGAAATTGATGGCATGGTGATATACTTAGTTTCGTATTGTATCTCAAAGCCAAGCGAATCTGCCAATCGAGTTATCTCATTGGCAAACTTGTTAGACTGCGCCATCATATTGGACAACTCGTTCAAATATGGATACGAATCTAAGTATGCTCCAGCCTCTATACTAAGATCCTGAGCCATGAGCCAATTATAAAATTGAGTATATGCCTCATTAAATTCTTCTGTTTCTAACCGCGGCTTCACCTCAATATAAATTGCCTCAGCTAAATTTTTTCTCAGTTCGATTAAAGCTTCTACACTGCCATCGGCAGCACTTTTTATTAAATCTAAATTTTCTGCATTTTTAAGGAAACTGTCCGGTATATCGTCGGATACCGCAAGAACTTCTTTAATAGAATTCTTTAATTCTGCGAAAGTCTTGGCCTGGTTCGCACTCATCTTTTTAACGACCCCACCAGAATCGTCTATTAGCTCAATCCACTCATCATATGTATCTATTAAAGATTCATAGCCTTTCTCCATTCTTGTTAGAGAAGTTGCTACAGCCATGGCAGAAGCAGGATCTAAACTTTCATTACTAATTCTTAATTGTTCCGCTAGTTCTTTAACTTCTTCCGCTTCAAGATCATATAATTCAATCTCTTTTTGCGTATTCGCAAGACTTACTAATTTATTGGCCGCATTCTGTTTCTCTACAGCATCTAAACTATGAAGCTGTTGGACGTATGCCGCGATATGCTCTTCTGCAATTCCAAGCTGATATGCTTCAGCCTCTACAGCACTCGCAAAAACGTCACCATTTTCACCACTTACCATGGAAGCATTTTGCTGCATTGACTGCTGCCGCGCTTGGCCTACAGCAGCATTCTCGGCATCAACATTATATTGACCTTCATTATATTTTTGTAAAACAGCTAAAAGTTGCTCTATAAAAGCAGATACTTGGTCATTAGAAAGCCGGCTAACAGGGGTATCATTACTTAATCCCTCTATTTTTAAATTAGATAAATCTATGCCCTGAAGAACGGCATTATTTATTAAATCACTTAAGAGATCTTCCTCGTTCGCGCCTTCTTCTAACCTTTGTGCAAATTTAGAGTTGGACATTAGCTCGCCAACGGCGTTCCCGGTAGCTGCCTGCTCTCTAGTATCATTTAAAACTGCTACAGTATTCTCTCTTAATGCCTCTGCCAAACCCTCCATAGATTCGCCAATATATGTATAGTTACCTTCACTATCTAAATTAAAACGACTAGCTATTTCAGGCGCTATTGAAGCAATAGCTTCATATTCTTCTTTTGTGAAAGAACGTTCCTGATCTCCAGATTCGATTTTTCTTGTTATTGCACCAATTTTATCCGCTTGCTCTATGAAAGAAGTCAAATCAATATTACGAACAGAGTCCGCGCCGTCCTTTAAATGTTGAATAAAAGTTTGCCATGCAGGATTATTCTGATCTACTACTATCCTCATTTCTTTAAGATCGCCAGCAAATCCTTCTACCGCATCTAAATCATTCCAATTTAAAAGACTCAGTTGACTTAAAAAGGTTCTTTGAAATTCTTCGGGGATCATTCCATTTGTCATAACCTCATTAAGACTGTCTGTAAGAGCCTTCGCGGCTTCCGGGCCACTGGAAGTAATGACCGAAATAAGATGTCCAACAAAGCCATCTAAAGCATCTGCAGGGATGCTTCGTAAAAAATCTTCTGAAGATAAGTCTATTCCATTTGCGGTTAAAGTTTCTCTTGCGCTAGAAAAACGTTCAGTCGCCAGGTTTCTAGCTTGAATTACGTCTAGGCCTTCCATCGAATTTAACCAGGAGGTAAAAGCATTGTAATCACTTTCCGCCTGTTTCCTCGTCGCTTCAGCATAAAGCTCTTCTGTAGTTTTTTCAACGTCCGCTAAAGTAAGTCCTTGTCCCTCAGGAGATTCATATACTCTCTTTAATAGATCGGGCATTTTTTCTAATCGAGTAGAAAAATTTTCCATCATAGTAGAAACGCGCTCGATAGTTCTTTGGCCTATTAAAGCATTTTTTAAATCTGTATTACTTACATCTTTATTATCATTATTCTTTTTATAATCTTCATAATTATCATATTGGTATAATTTTGCATAATCCTTTCTTAATTCTGCAAGTTCTACAGGATCTTCTATTTCAGCATCTAATTCTTTGGAAATCTGCCTTTCTAAAGCATCTATCCTACTATCACTCATATAGTTTTTAGCATATTCCTTGTCTTCTTCCTTTAATTCAGAAACTACTAAAGCACTATTTTTAATCTGATCATTATAATAGCTTTGAAGTTTATTTGCTTCTACTAAGGTTTGTCCATATTCTACTAAAATCCCTATATTTTTTTCTGTAACTGTGCCTTCTAATGAATTAAGTCCAGATATAGCCTTAAAGTCAGAGGATTGCCCCATCTGAGCTATAAAATCATTAGCATATTTTACTGGATTAGCGATGTCTTTCATTGCTATTCCAAAATCGTCTTCTATTTGAGATAATGCCTCGGCATCTTTTGCGAGCGCCCGAGCAAGTAAATCGCGTTCTTTTGTAAAATCATATTGTGTATTGCGAGACTCACCGCTCCAAATGCTCTGCTTTTGGCCCCTATTATTTGTTACATTATAACGTTCTGTTCTAGAACCAGCAGTACTGACAAGCTGACCATAGGTTTTCTCCATAACTTTCGCACGTTTAACCTCTATATCAGCAATCTTCTCATTTTCTTCAGCCAACGTAGCAACGCTAGAAGAAATAACGCTATTTTTCCAATATTGATCTAAAATTTGAGAAACTTCTTCTCCCTCTAAATCTATAGTTAAAACACCATTTTTAAAGTCAACATAATTAGCTAATTCACTATAAGAGCCAATCAACTCCAGAACTTTTTCATTTGTCTCTTTAACCTTATCTCTCCACTCTTCTGTCCCTTTAGTTAAAGTTTCTAAGGTAGAGTATTGATCTTTTAAAGAGCTGATAGAACTATTTAAATCATCGTAAGCTTGTTTTGCTTGTTCGGCTTTTTCTTTGGCTTCTTCCGTGGCTTTTTGAGCCTTTTTAAGTTGGCCTTCCGGAGAATTAGCTTTCATGGATTTGTACCATTTTACCACCAAAGCTACTAACCCGACAATTCCTGCAACTACGAGACCTATCCATCCCCAGCCTACTTGGGCAATCTTACCTGCTGCAGAAATACTTGTGCCGACCTGAAAAGCAGAAGTAACAACTTGCACCTTAAAAAAAGATAACACTTTTCCAAGTACGGTTATTCCCGCACCAATACCAAGCATATAAGTGCCAATCTTAGAAATAGTCTTTGCAAAATTTTCTCCATCTTCTGTTCCATCGTCGAACAAATTAGAAATCAACATAAGACTTCCACCTAAAGCCATTATGGAACCGCCCATTTTACTAAGACTAAGCGTTGTTGTCTGCTGAGTTCCTTGAAACTGTTTAGCTTTTGCATCTAACTGATCTAGATTCGCGCCGTATTCCTTCGCTTTAGCATTGGCAGCCTCGAAGCCCTGCTCTTCATAAATAGTTTGAATTTCTTGCTTTTTTACATCATCAAGATCAAGCTTAGAAAGTGCTCCGTTAAGTTGATTATTAAGTTCTTGAGTAAATTCCTGCCCGCCAAAAATATTTTTAAAACTAAATTTTTGTCTAAAGCCACTAACCCAACTAGTTCCAGTTTGCTCTCCGCTTTCTTGCCCCATCAGAGCACTTTGCTTCTTAAAAGAGGCCGCAATAGAAGGGAAAATCTTTCCTATAATAGCTCTGCTAATTTTAAAACCAGCTAAAAGCATGCCTATATTAGCCAAAGATTTCATTAAGCCCGGCATAGTTTTAGAGACATTATTGAGGACATCTAAAAAATTAGTTAAAAGATCAACTGCACCTTTAATAATATCACTATTAGCAATACCCATCAAAAAGGTATTCCAACTGTTCTTTAACTGATTAACCTTACTCTCTAAAGAATCTAAAGTTTTTTCAAACTGCTGCTGAGAAGCACCAGTCGCATCGGTCGCATAGCCAACTAATTCAGTCATACGTGCGTTGTCTTGCATTAATGCAATAAAACGAGACTGCTGACGAGAACCCGCTGCCATCGTAGCGATATATCTTTGTTGTACCTGATCCAAACTATCCCACTTGGCAGAAAGCTCCATGAAAATTTCGTCAAGTCCTTTCATGCCAGTCAAATACTCGTTAAGGTTAATACCGGCAGTACGCAAAGCCTTGGAGACTTTATTTACATCAATTTCCTGTCCTTCTTCATCAGTTCCAAGCAGCTCTCCTTCACTGTATAACTCCTTAACTTCAGAAAAACGAGCAATAACAGTCTTAAGAGCGGTACCCGCAGTCTCAGCAGACTCACGAGTTGTTTCAATTATCTGAGAAAGAAAAGCCGCAGTATTCTCAAAGGACATATTAGCGTTATTCGCCAAAGATGCCACTTTTGTCATAGCGGTAGAAATCTCATCTACATTAGATGCAGTTTTTGCGGCTAGATTGGAATACACATCATTGACATTCTGAGCATTCGCCTCGGTGATTTCCATGTTAAAACCACGCATAGCATTCGTCATACGGTCGGTTGCTTCAGCAGCATCCAGTCCCGCAATACGGGCCATCTTTAATGTTTCATTAGAAACAGCCATGACCTCATTAGTTGATAAGCCTTGCTGATAATAAAGAGTAGCGGCCTCATAGGCGTCATGAATAGAAACACCTAACTTATTCGCTCTTTCGGTGTATTCTGGCAACTGAGACCACATATCGCCAACGTCAAATTCCGTAACAACGGCTGTCTCAGTCATAACCGCATCAAGATCTTTAATAGTATCAAAAGTAGACCGTAATGCGCGCCGGAAGAGCATAACAGCATTAGTCATTCCGAAGAAATAAGAAATTCGACTTTTAAATTGTTCAAGTTCAGAATTTAAGTTGGCCTGTGCCTTAGCAGATTCCTCAGTTCCTTGTACAAATTTCTTTTCTTCTTCATTTGCATCTTTTGTAGCATCTACTAATCCTTCTACGCTTCTTCTACCGTTAACGTTAGCGTCTTCTTGCGCCCGCTCTCTTTCGTTGATCTTCTGAGTTATTTCTCCCTCAAGAGAAGCAACTTCTTTATTTTCTCCGTTATAAAGACCTAGAGCCTGCTTACATATTTCTACCGCATTAGCGTAATTTTTCCACTTCTCGTTAAGATTATCTACGCTTCCAGCATGTAAAGTGGCTTTCTGAACCTGTTGCTGCAGCACCCTTAACGCTTTTTCAGCGTCGTTTACTCCATCCGTGCCTCTATCAATAGCTTCAAAAAAATTCGTCCAGGCCGCAGCGCCAGAAGGAGGACTATTTCTAACGGTCTCTAATGCTTGTAATCTTTCAGTTCTTAATGAATCCAGTCTTGACTGCAAGGTTGCTATATCTTGGTTTATAGTCTTAAGAGCGTCAGCATTTACCTGAAAGTTTAACTTAGAAGTATCTATATGCCCCATTAACTGAGACATAGTAGTTAAGTCTTTAACAATTTGATTGGTTGTTTTTTCATAAGAGCTGGCATCACCCTTGGACTTAAAACCTGCAGCCAATTTATCACTAGCTTTATCTATATTTGATTCCAAATTAGAAAAAACTTTCGTAAATTGACTCTCTAGTCCTTTAGGCAACACTAATCCATTTAAGCTTCTTTTAATTTGCTCGACGTTAGAAGCAACATCTTTCATATCAGCAACTGCTTTTAATGTTACTTCTATTACTCTCGAATCTGCCATCTCCTACCTCCTTCTAAAAATAAAAATGGCACTAATCTTAGATTAATGCCATAATCATCTTATAAGTCGCTTTCTATATCATCACTTAAAAAGTAAAACTCACTTACATAAGTGTTTCCTCTCGACCCCACTGGGACACCTACTGCCGCGAAGTTTGCGACTACTGGATTTGCACTTGTCCCCAGCCTTATAGATAAATCAGACATTAATCGCAATCGAGGAATCTTAATCAATCCAGTAACAACGTTACCATTTTCATCCTCTTTAATCCTTGTCCTGCCTTCTAACTCAACAAAACCAGTTAATAGTTTTTGTCCTATCTTAAAAATGGTTGTTTTCCCCGTATAATTATACGTATAATCAACTATTACTTCTAAAAAAGAAGTTCCAATATTTAAAGTATTCTCCTCAATAGTAAAATTCGTTATTTTCTCTCCGGTCTCTTTGTTATAAACAAAAAGCGAATTAGAATTTAAAGGAGTCCTTTTTAAAACAATATTTCCTTCTTCGTCGCTTTCTAGTTCTTCACGTTCTGTAACTTCTACTGGATCTGCCGCGCCACTTTCAATCATTCTTGAATTACTAAGTAAAGCAAATTGTTCCCTAGAAAAAACTCCCTGAGAAAAATTCAACCTTTGCTCTTTAGTAGTCTCCCAATAAACTCGTGCGCGGTTATCAAAACCACCATTTGCACTAATTCTACTCACCGTTTCTGATAAGCCAGAAATAAAAATCTTATCAAATTTTGCTATTGTTTCTCCGGCTTGAATCAAACGATTTCCTATCTCTATATCATAAGTAGCTTTTAGTCTTACATCTTCAAATTCTTTGAAGGAAAACATTTCCATATAAAATACCTCCTAAGAAAAAGTGGGGACTAAAATAGTCCCCACCTCTTTTTAGAAATAATCAGCCTTATTCAGCAACTTCCATATCATACTTAACAAGCTTCATCATCGCGCCGCCACCAGCCGGACGAAGAACATGAAGGTTCATGTTAAATACAGACGGATCGCCTTCAGCTTCAAGTGTAATGGTATTCTCAGACTGGACCTTAGCCTTCGGAATAATAAACTGGAAGAACTCGTCGCTACCAGTAATTTCAGAACGGGCATATGTATCACCAGTTACATAGTAGGTACCAGGGAAAGAATTAGCAGAAATTTCGACAACGCCAGCTTCCTTAATCGGCATATCAAAGGTTGTATAATAAACCTCTCCAGCGTTATAAGAAGTAGTAGTCGCTCCCGCACCGTCATAAGTTGAAGCGCCGGTCGGAACTGCATATACCTTACCCTGTGGTCCCTTAAAGGTGGACGGTGGCGCAGTCTGGACGGAAGAGGCAGTCCAAGCAATTGTCTTCTTCAGAGAAGAAAGAGAAGTATCAACAGTACCATCACCAAACATGATAGCCATAGACTTGGCAGAGAATAATGCATCCTCCAGGGTTACAGTAATGTCCTTACCATAATCCCAAACAATCAGAGGAGGATTACCCTTACCACCATTAGCACTTACTTCTTCTGCAGTCTGCTCGATAGTAGATACTTTTAAAGTGTCAAGATATAGTACAGGCGCGCCGGCAGTTCCATCTTCTTGAATGTTATAAAACATAACGTCGGCAACTTCTTTTATACCATACTTTGCTAAGATATTAGCCATTTATATAGCCTCCTATTTTAAATCTTCTAAATTCCTAATCCAATATTTAGGTTGTACTTTTTTGCTATCCGCGCCAGCTAATAAGCTTTCTATATCAACTTGATATTTCTCTTTATGCTGATATATCGTAAGCAAATCTGACATTGCAACATAGCTTAACTCTCCAATATTAAGTGGGTTTAATCCCATTTGCATACAAGAAATTGATGCAATCATACTTCTTAAGTTTAATCCTTTCCCCTGTTTGGCTTTTATTCGATCTCTATATCGTCCCTTAGCCTTTATTGCCTTAACTCTAGGGTCCTCGTTAGGATTCGGTGGCTCCAATGTCGGATATCCGACTGACTGCCGCACAAGATTTTGAAAATCAAAAAAATCTTCTTCCTTTAAAAATCTAATCTTCTGTAGGGCATTTTTTTGATAAACATCACCGATTATAATTTGTTTCTGTTCTGGTAATAAAAAAACAGGCTCATGGATATAAAACTTAAAAGCTTCTTCTATAGAATTCTTAAAATTAGAATTATTATAAGCCCCATTTAACAAATACTCGAAAGGTGTCAAAGCATCTTTTGGATCTAAGTTTGATTCGACGTATTCGTCTTCTATTTCTTCCTGTGAGAGTGTTAGTAATCTTGTAAACAGACCAAAATTTTCATTCGAGGCTACATCTTTTACTTTCGGAGGATAAACTAAACAAATTTTCTTAAACTCAACCGGAAAGCCAAGAATAAAATTTGCATCACTCATAATCTACAATCTCAAAAGTCATTTCATAACAAGAAATTTCTTCCGTTAAAAAGTTCAAGGAAAAATCTCCTCCAGTTATTTTCCCAAGACCATTAACGTTTTTCCCATTTAGACTTTTTTGAATTTCTCCCATGATTCTAAAGGGGCGCAGACTACTATCTTTTATAATCCACTGAGTTAATGGCACAAAGACTTCTATGCCCAAAGAAAAATTTCGAAATTCTGAATTTTGCCTATTGGTAATTCCTCTCACAACTCTTAAGGAAATTAAACTTTGTGCCGTTTCTTTTGGGCCAACACGAGGAACTATCTTTACTAATTTTTCAAAGATCTCTTCTTTTATTTGCTCAGGGGTCAAATCTGGCTCATTGAGAGGATCCTTCCCTGTGTAATACAGTAATTTTAATAAATCTTGATTAGCAACGAGTCTAGTAATTATTTTTTGTAAACTTAAACCTAGTTCTCCTAAATTTCTAACCACAGATCCTCACCCCCTTTACTTTCCCTTTTCCAGCCAAAAGAAATCCTCATCATTATCCCCTTCCTTTTTCGTAGGGGCGGCGCTAAGGTCGTATTCGTAAACAGGGTCAACGGTTACATATTCAACCCCATCAGAAGACTGAATATCATAACCTGTTACTCTATAGTATTCCTGAAAAGGATCTTCGCCTATAATAAAATAATCATCTTTTTTTATAAACTGATTACGAGGCAAAACAAAGAAACTTGATTTTAAGTTTTCTGTATAAAGAGTGTCCATTCTGCTTCGTGACTTCAGTTCGTCTTTTAACATATTATCTTCTTGTCCGTACATATACGCCCAAGAAGACTGCGCGGAACCATCCCTAGCAGTCCATGTTAAAAAGTGACTCATTTTTAACATTACATATCTATTGTATCCACTAGCTTTTATATTTTCAAGCCAATAGACCATCCAGGGTCTAGGTATACCGTCTTTATCTGGTATCTCTAAGATAGTTCCATTTTCGAAAGTTACCCAAGTATTAACCAAAAGATAGTGGAAAGTTTCTGTTTCATCTTGTTTATATCGTTCAAAACTTCCTATAATGGTTTTATCACCATATTCAATTTTAACTTTATAAACACTTTTAGAAAGATAAAGGCGAAACTCCTTTTCTCTTTTGTGCTGAATCCTAGACTGATAATCTATACCATATCTATTTAATCGTTGTTTATAAATATCATAATATTCCATTTTTACCCCTTTGATAATAGACTCATACAATCAAAGATGGTTTTTCTGAAATATTCATATCTTAAATAACGAAGCATATTAATTTTATTGCAAAGAGCTAAGTAATTTATTGTCCGGTCTTCTTCAGGTATACCCTGAATCTCTATAATGATTGCATCCAAAAACTGTTCCCACTCGCCATTTTTTTCAAATTCACAAAGTAGGCCGAACAGTTTATTCTTCAATCTATTATTATACCCTTCTTGAACGTCAAGCATTTTTATCCCGCCAAATTGCGATATGGAAAAGGCGTTTTATTTATAGAACGGTAATAAATCGCCTCCAATTTCGCAGCGTTTTTTTGTTCAGCACTTAGCATTGCATTAAACTTATCCAGAAGATTGGCTTGAGAAAAGTCTCTCTCATCATAAAGCGGCTTAACATTTTCCCATGTTAAAATAGTTCTGTTTAGCCATTCACACTTCATATAAGAAGCCAAAATCTGTACTTCGTCATTAGTTAGATTATCATTAAAACCTTCTTCTGTATATTCTAAAGAAACTCTTGGGAATTTAAACCTCATTATCGCGGCCTGGAGAAGCGTAAAAAGATCTTTTTCCACTTCTTCTTCATCCCAATATTCCCACTCATCATCCAAAATCTTACTTAAGAAAGCGGTATATACAACATCAAAAGAGGTCATTTATTAACCCTCCTTATTCTGTCTGCTTAAGCGAATAGCAGTGATAATATCGCGGCCGCATTTCTCCCTAATATACTCACATTTATCAAAGTCCATAAGCTTATTGTCAATTGCATAATCAGCCAACTCTTCAATCTGCTCATAGCTTAATTGATCAACCTTTTCTTTAAAGGCTTTGAGGGACAAATTTACCATATACTGCCGACGCTGTTTGTCAGTCAGTACAATAATATTTACTGGCTCTTCTGCGTCTTCGGGTTCAATACCAAGCTCTTTCTTGGTTTCCATATCTTCTATATAAAGAATTCCGCTATTAATCATGTATTGAATGCCGGATTCATACATTAACTGTTCAAAAATCTCTTTGTCAATGCTAATTTCTGCACCCTTTGGCGCGATTTCTCTCTTAAAGCTTAACATTTGAGACATAATAGTAACAGGTGAATTTGTCATATTTTTAACAACAACTTTGTCTTTATTCATTACTCCTTTAACTCCTTTTAGTAAAAAGTAAAAGGGAGGAGGGTTACTCCTCCCCTATATTAATTAAAAACCGTATGGGGTACCATTATAAGTCTGGGTAATAGCAGTATTCTGATAAATACCCCAGTCGTAATGGGTTAAGATAGCGCAACCCATTTTCTTCCATGCATAAACTTCCATGGAATTATCTTTGTTCTCGTGGTCCTTAATTTGAGTGGCACCCTCAAGAACAACCTTAACAACCTTTTCACGGCCTGTAGGCAGAATGTAGGCCATCTGAGGATCAATCCAAGTCTTGGTATTGGTCTCATCAATAAAGGACTGAGGAATCTGAACGATCGGCGCGCCACGGAAGATATTAATATAACCAGTTCTATGGATGGCTTCGATGTCATCCGGAGAATAAACACCCTGGATACCTGCCGCAGCCGGATTACCATAAGAGGTAATCGGAACAATAGCGTCCGCACCCATGGCCGCAACGAATTCCGGAGGTGCAAAAATAACAACACCGTTACCATACGCACGAACAACGTTCATAAGAGCTACCATCTTGTCAGCATCAAAACCACTAACAATCTGCTTATTGGCAGCAGGACGAGTAGAAACATTCAGTGCCGCACGCAGCGCCTTCTGAACTTCGATAAATACAGCGTCGGTTAAACCTTCAGTAATAATCTGAACAACTTCAGCCAGGGACTCGGCACCGTCAAGCATACGCTCAAAGTCGATGGTAGCACCGCCGCCAATAGCATGAGCAGCCAGTTCAAAAGTATCAGAATCAAGACGGAAAGTCTCATAAACACCAGACAGACCGACCTGAGTAAGGAACTTCTTAGCGCGCTGTCTACCGACACGACGCTTGAACATAGCCTTCTGACCCTGAGGAACGATCTGAACTTCCGCGAACGGACTCAGAGCAGCAATAACCTCTTTAGGCATAATCTCGTCAACGGTCTCTATGATAATATCATAAATATCGTAACGATTCTTCATGAACTGATTAACGGAACCAGCCAGTTCAGCCAGACCATCAACAAAAGCAGCATTTACATCAATATTCTGATTTGCATAGCAAGCAGGAACAGTTCCCTTCGCAGCATGAAGGGCAATCTCTTTAAGTTCTTTTATAGTCATGTTATTACCCTCCTATTAGCAAGAATAGACTTGCAGCTTAACAGCCGGCTGTCCATCAGGCATTGTGGTATATTCTACAACACGCAGCTTCGGTCCGACAGTAGGCGCAGTAGCAGAAATCTTATGAGAACCATCTTCAGCGATACCAGCATACAGCGCGGTGCTAGCATAAGACTCCAGAGCGGAAGCAAGGGCGCTGTCATTAGCCCATTCGGTATCATCATAACTAATGCAGTTTGTAGTATACTTGTCGCCGACAGCAAGATAACCAAGACGAGGATAGAAATCATCCTGACCCTTAAGCGCAAAGTTCTTCAGACCAGGTTTTCTTTCATCATACATATGTTCAGCGCTATAAGTAAGAGCAATCGGCAAAGAACCATCAGTAGGGAACGCAACCTTGCGAGCTACGTTGTCTACCGCAAGTAACATGCCATTTTCTACCATAGCAGTAGAAAAATCGGTAGTATCAGGGGCGCACTGTGCCTCGATACGACCGTCACGACGGAAGGCGCAGTTGTTTAATTCAATCTGACCATAACCGTCAATAGTCATTCTTTTGACACTCATTTGACGTAACCTCCATTATCGTTTATAACGAGCTAAAATTTCTTCTACACCGGAGCGACCCATATCTTTCGGAAGCACTCCATTATTAGGTGTTTGAGTGAAAACAGAGGAATTTGACTTTTTAAGTTCATAAGCAAGATGCATATCCAATTCTTCTGTTGTATACTCATCAAACTTATCACGGTAAGTATCCAAGATCTCTTCGGAAAGTTTGTCAGTATACTCAGCTACCACAGTCTCTTTTAACTGGTCTTCGATAGATTTCTTATAAACTTTTAAAGCTTCATTCTCTGTAGAAAGTGCAGTAATTTGTTGCGAAGCCAGATCATATTGCTGTTGAATATCGCTGATCTTTGCTTGCGCGCTTTCTGCTTCTGTATTTAAAGTAACGATTGTTTCATTTAACTCTTCAATTTTGGTGCTAAATTCCGCACAATCGCTCGCGTTTTTATCAGCATTAGTTAAATTTTCATTAACTAATTCATAACTGTCTCCATTAAGGTGACGCAGAGTTTCTAAAGTACCCTTTTCTTTTTCAGTAACATCTACAATATAAACAACGACTTTTTCTCCAAGAGAAATAGAATCCTCTTCATCGTTCTTCGTATAATAAACTCTTTCAAAATTACCAGTTCCGTAATTTAAAGCAAGAACATAATCGTCATAAACTTCGCAAATAGCATAGCTTACAGTCCAATTACCTTCTTCAGTGTATTCGTCATTAAGTAATGTCCAAATACCTTCACGTTTCTGGTCATCAGAAAGCTTAAAGTTTATTTTAGGCATTCCCGATTTTCCTCCTATATTGCTATATTCTTTAATCCTTCGAACAGCATCCTCAATATCCTTTTGAAGAGAAAAGAAAGAAGCTCCCTCAAAGCATGGCTCGACATCATCTCCTAGAACTTGTAATCCCAAGAAACTACCATGATCGAATACAGCATATTTAATACCCTCTTTTATCTCTAAATGATATTGCAGTGACGGCTCGTAAAGCTCCATAGAAAGACCCTTACTAACAATTTCAGAGGCCTCGGGATAAAGGGCGGTAAAGAGATATACATCAGAGCAAGCATAAAGTCGCTCTACACCGTCCACATCCAGATGTTCTTCCCAGGCGAAATTATTGTTTTCGGGGACAACACCATAAATGCGTCCTTCTCTTCTGCTATTGCCATGATCAGTGAAGTCATCTCCCTGATAGATTCCTTTAACAGGAACGTAGTGCAAAGTAGAAATAAGTTCCTCAGCGAATTCGTCAGTTATATAAGTGCCGTTTCTATTGCCCAACTTATAAAAAATTCGACATCTCGCTTTTGTTAAAACGTCATTTACTTTTTCTATCTGTCCGTAGATTTCGATCGGAAACTCCAACATATTTTTATCCATTTATTCAGAGCCTCCTTGGCGATCTAATGATTCTTCATTTTGAATTGTTTTGACGGCTTTTTCCTCTAGTTTCTTCTCTGGCGCGCCAACCTCTTTAGAATCATCTGCTGATTCTGTATACGCAGAAGAAAGAGGGATTAAAATGTCTCTTAATTTTAATACATCATTTTCCAAAGATTTGATATTCCTTAACTCGTTCTGGCCTAACCCTACCGCGGCAGCTACCTGTAAATAACTATATCCGCTTTGAGCTAATTTGAAAGTATCAGAAATATAGTCGCTTTGATTATACAAACTTACCGGCAAAATAATAAACTTAAAACTAATATTAGCATTAGAAAAAAGAGTATTAACAATATACCCTATAAAGCGGGCATATTTGTTCGCTAAAATCATCATAACAGAAATATCATTCTTAATAGATGTACTTAGCGCTTGTGAGCCGGTCGGCGCAAAAATTTGTCCACTTACTCCTGCCTCTGAATATACGTTCTGCAGCATTTTTTCAAGAGAGTTAGAAAGATTATCTGCAGAAGTCTTAGACACAATCGCGTCTACATCAGCATAAGTGGTCAAAACAGAAAGATTTGCATTTACCCCCATCATTTTTACGGCTCCTCGATGCATTTCAAGGGCCTCTTCTGGTTCAAACAAAAGTTGTCCATCCGATAAGTGGGGGATTTTCTGAACAATAATCTTTCTAATTTCTTCTAATTCCTTTTCTCGCTCAGTTTCTACAGCGTCGTCATATTGAACTGTCGCAGGAATGATATCTAGAAAAATTGGCCTACAGTCGTCAAAGAAGGAAAAACACACCCCAATGTCTGATGATAAAGCCACCCAAGGAGAGCTAACCTTTCCTTTTTTAAATTTATTATAGTGGTTTGATACATCCTTGGGATAAATTTTTAAAGCTTGCTTAAGACTGCTTTCCTCCGTAATGGAATCAAAATAGGTTACATCAAATTCTACAATATCATTTCCATAAATATCCCTGAAACGGGAACGAGCATATGCAGAAGGAAGATCGAATAATACCAAATTATCTTTGTCTAAAGTCTGAATTATACCATAATAGCAACCATCAATTAGTGTTCTCAGCGTCATTCTTGTCATTAATTCGACTAAATTGGCCTTTTCTAAATAATTAAGTGCTAAAAAATATCTCTTTTGTATATAAGAAGAGGAGAGTCGTTTACCAATACTTGGATTAGGAATTAATAAACTTGAATAAGTCAAAAGAGACGCATAATAAAGAATTATTTTTTTATAAAGACCATTTCTTTCATAATAATAACGAGATAGAGTTTGCTGAGAAGTTAATGAAGAATCCTCTAAAATGTTATCTATTTCTTGTAGGGTATATGTTTTTCTTTTGCTACGATGTCTATTGAAGAAAAAGTCATTCCAAGAATCTTCGTTTTTTGCGACCACTAAATTAGGGATTTTTTGGAAGATTGTTAAATCAACTGGCCTTTCTTTCATTAACTTATACTCCTCCTGTATAGAAAATCAATCTACGTTCTCCATTACCCGAAAAACGCTTTTGACGCCGAAAAGCTTCTTCCTCTAACTCTTTTATTCGCCATTGACCATAAGCAAAGGCAGAATACTTATCTTTCGGAAAACGAGAATTGATTTGCTCCAATGTAATATCTAAACCGGTTCTTTTAAGCCTTAAGTTCGCCATTTCGTCAAAAAGCTTTGTTGTTAGCTCATGAGGCATCAAGCGCTTAACGCGCTTTTCAAAAGGCATGCGCGCACCGGTTTTAGTGGCTAGCAACGCGGATCTGGCTTCCTGTTCGGTAATAAGAAAACGAACTAGGCCATTATTCAACCTAGTATAAGCATTTCCGTGAATTTTAGAATTAAGCGCGCCATTAGCAATCATTCCATATAAAATACATGGCGCATCTTTTGGCTGAATCTTTTTATAGTCACTATTATTAAAAAAGCCATAGGCAGGATAAACATTCCCAAATTCATCTATTTGCTCTCGAATCATTAAATCTGCAATACCTCGTCCCAAGCCATTAATATCTATAACGACCTCTCTCGGACGATATTTTTCTATGCTTTTTTTAATATCAATGGTTTGCTGATCGAAAGTTTTAGATTGGTCTGTTTTACCTAAAACTTCTATATTCACCAAAGTAGAATAATATTTATTATCTCGCACATTAACTCTAAAAACACAAATAACTGACTGGTCTCCGCCGACAACGCGAGCTACGTCCACTGATAATAAGTAAAAAATTTTCGGATCCCCTACAAATTTTTGCTTCCATTCTGGATTTTTTAATCGTCGATATTTAGAAAGCTTCTCAAAATTGAACCAAGACTCGTCAGAGCCACCTTGCCAAACCCCCATATACTCGCTAGCAAATGTCAACTCATTATAAGAAGGAGAAAGCTTTAAATTTCGCACGTATTTCGCATCGATAAGCCCATGAAGAACTGGAATACGATAATCCAGGCCTATGCAAAAATTATGCTTTGGGTCAATAATAGCCTTTTCAAAAGTATCAATAAGCGCCTCGTACGCAAAAGAAGATTTCATGCCAGCAGAAGTCGCATAAATGACCTGTGTATTAATATTCTCATAAGGATTAACTAAACCATTAGCCATACGACGCGAAACGTTCATCTGAGGTAAAACTACTTCACTAATCATGTCGCCGTCCTGGTCGCGAGTTTCATCTATAAGCGTCGCATGTGTACGAAGACCACGATCAGAATCTAACGCGCCAACAATAGAAAGTCTACTTCCATTCTTAAAGAAAAGGTCGCAATAATCTTTACCAAAATTAGCATGCGGGCCGCCTTGATAAACTTCTAATTCATTCTTTAAAAGAGGCCAAATACGCCAAATCTCTTCTATTTTTTGTTTGGAAATCTTCGCGGCCTGATTTTTGTTGGGCGCTACGATAGAGCCGATATGCCCAGGGACAAACATACATTGAAGATATTTGGCTAGTATAGATAAAAAAGTCTTAGAGGTAGCTCGCGCCGCAGTTATATAGATCGTGGTATAACGCATGCACGCGCGCAGAAAAATTCTTTGATAAGGGAAAAGTTCAAAATTAGAATCTTTCGGTTTAATAGTATCCAAATAAATATCAGGATAAGCAGAAAAAATTTGCCAACAGTCATATAAAAGCTCTTCATTCTTTTCTAGCCAATCGGGTGTAATTACTACACCCTTTTCCAATTCTATACCGTCTCGAAATATTTTCTGTCTTGTGTTAAGAGTAGGAGAGGGTTCGCGCAATCTAATAATTTCTTGCTCACTCATTATCTCCTGCCCCCACATCAAATTCTTCTTCTACTTCATATCCCGCACTATCATACTCATCTAAATCGTATTCTTTCTTTAAATCGAATACGTTTTCTTCAAGTTCTTCTGCTCCTTGCAACGCGCGCAGTCTTTGTGTAATTTCGTCACCAATGCCACCCTCATTAATATATAACCGTTGATTATAGTTCTCAATATTCTTTAAAGATTCATCAATAATATCTCTTGTGGTATTATCATAGAACTTATTCTGGCGCCCTCGTTTCTCTAGCCACATACCTACTTCCGCAAAAGAATCAAAATCAACTGCATTTTTAGTATTCTTAGGTGTAAACTCAGCTATCTTTACAAGCTTATCATAAGAAGATAGAAATTTATCAACATCTTTGTCGCCTGCGCGAATTCTACTATCAATCTCTAAAGAAAACTTACACAATTTTCGGGCCTGATCAATCTGCAATGCGCCATTAACGTTTTGAGTAACTAATAAACCCTTATACAAGTCCTCTAGATAGAAAAGTTCTTCTTCGGAGTAATTACCTCCCCAAACTTTTCGTAATTCTGCCAATTTATGCTCATGAACTAAAGGTATCTCATCTTCTATCATACCCACTTCGCGCAAATTCTTATATTGCTTAAAGTAGTCTGCCCATCCTATCGATTGATAGATATCTGCCGCGAAAACTCTTGCATAAACTGCCCAAGTTTTTCCTTTACCATTTAAATCTTCTAATCGAGTCCACTCTTTTACAATAAAAGGAATATCTGCCCATTGGCAAACCTTATCTATTGCATCCCAGGCATAATCGGCCTCGCGCAAATACTTCTCTATACAATCATTACAAATAGGTAAAAGTCCGTCTGGGTAAAAAATAGAGTGAGTCTTTGAAAAGTCCCCTTCAAATAAGGTCTCGCCGCACTGGGCGCAAACCTTATTTAGAGAGGTTTTCTTTGGGATCTTTGGAACTATTGCCATTATCACCACTCCTATTAGCCTTTTCTAATAAGTTCAATAACTCCTTTTTAATTTGACGCTGCGCGCCCGAATATTTTTCCATTAGCTCTCCAAAAATATCAACAAAGTCCTTGGGTATAAACTTTCCGTTTTCGTCTTTTTCTTCTCCTAAAAGCCCTACCCCTAAAACTTTTGCCACACCTAAAAAAATTTCAGGACTTTTAATTCTAGAGATTTCTCTCATAAACTTTTCATCTAACTTCATTTTTTTTCTCCCTTTTAATCTTTTCACATTTCTTGCAACGCGGAGAAAATCCATCATTAGACCTTGCTCGTCTAACAAAATTTTCTTCATCTACAAGTAAAACTTTCCCACAATCTTTACACTTTTTAAAGTTTTCAGGGAAAAATATATTTTCCAAAACATCTCTATGTCTTTTCGCAGCTTTTGCTATTGATCCCAAACACTTCTTACAGTACAAAGTAGAAATATAATTGGCGCGATACTTCTTCCCATATTTCTTATTAATGAAGTTTGCGATGTCTTGATTTTGCATTTTCTTAACCTTCATTTCAAAAACGTCCTCTAAAATCGGATCTAAATTCGCCAGCTTCTTATACATAGAGGCCGCGCGCATAAAGAATCCAATATTAGAAAATGGGGAATCGTTTGGTTCGTTAAAATCTTCCCACATTCCGAAAAGCTCGTACAAATGATCACTATTACAAAAATCAAAAAAGTTTTTTTGATTTGTTGGCGTCCATAAAATTTTTGAAAGTTGGACTAGTTCTTCTTCGGAAAAGTCGTTTGGCTCTGGGAATCTCTCCTCATTAAAAATTTTTTCGTAGAGGGCGCCCGGCGCAAAAATTCCTATGGGATAAACACTTATATCAGTGTCGAAGGTCGGCCCCAAATTCTCTATATAGTTAAAAGTTGGCTGAGAAAGATGGGGCTCTTTATACGAATCCTTATAGTTATATTGCTCACGGCGCAATTCTACGAGTTTGTGCTTTAATTTGAGATAGGCATAGGGTTGAAGTTTTGCGGATGATTGTTTGATTACTTCGATTTCTTGGGAAGAGAAACGATTTAGAAGTTGTGCGCGAGGTTCTGTTTTGCGTTTTTCGTGCGCGAGTTCGTAGAAGTTTATGGTGAGTTCTGCTTCGTCGATTTCGCGCCAAAGACTTTCCAAAGCTTCGAGGATGTGAGAAGGGGCGTTTTGGCGAGCTTCGGAGCGAGAAAAGATTTCGCGAGGAATTTTTGACGGAGGATTTGAGGGGCTCCGCAGTATTGCCTCTGAAAAGTTTGGATTTTCGATTAAGGCGTCAAGTGATTCTGTTTTTTGTGCGTCCCATGTTTTGTAGCGGGTTTCGAGCTCTAGGCCTTCCTGGCGGCCATTTAGGCCAGTTTTTGGATCTTTTCCCCATAGTATATATTTGGCGATCGTGTCGAGTTCGTCTTCGGTAGGTTGGAAGCGAATCGTGTCCAGATAGCGACTGGCGAATTCAACGCGTTCTTCTTTCGTGGGGAGTGCAAAGTTTAGTTGTAAGCGGTTCATTGTATGCCTCGTGTAGAAGCCAGTCGATACTGGCGTATTTTTTTCTTTGTCTGGCATTAGTATATACGAATTTGGAGTAAAAGTCAAATTTCGAAGTTTTGGGGATGAAAATTTTATTTCGAAGTATTTTGTTTTTTTATTTCGAAGTATTTTGTTTTTTTATTTCGAAGTATTTTGTTACCAGGGCCCGTGGCCGTTCGATTGCATGCAATCGAATTTCCTAAAATCATCCCCCGTACTGTGAGTTAGTCGAGGCTAACCGAACGAAAACACACTTTTCCGCTACCGTCATTTTGCACAACCAACCCCCGCCCGTGACGGGTTTTATTGTGCAAAACAGAGAAGCAAGAAAAAAGCGAAAAAAAGTTTAAAAAGGGTATTGACGGCATGAAAAATATATGGTAACATATAGACAGTTCTTAAGAGAACACAAAAACACAGATAGAAAGGAAGTAACCAAAATGTTCGAAAATTTAACCTATGAAGAAATCAGAGAATGGAACAAAAGAAACACAAGAGCCAACGAAGCCAAAGAAGCCAAAGAAGCTAAAAAGCTTTTCAATCGAATTAAAAAGGCAATCGGCAAGTAAGCCGATTCCGTCCGTCGGTAAAAGTCCGACGCCGATGAGCAAGAGCGAAACGGAAAACAGAAAGGAAAACGCTACGATGGAAAAACGCTATTACACCACCACCTGCCCGACCTGCCCGACCAACTATAACAAGGGTCAGCAAGTCGAATGGAAAGTTGGCTATGAACTGACCGGAACACCTGCCAAAGCTAACAACAGAAAGGGCTCAGAAGACGGCGACGTCGAAGGCTGGCAGGTCAAGAGTCCGAAAGCTTCCTTGATAGAGAATGACAATTGCAAAGGCTATATCTTCGGATTTGCTGATACAGACTTCTTCTACACCATGACAATAGAAGAGTTTGAAACCTTCTTAACCGAGTTTAGCTACCTTGACAAAGATAGCAAGACAGGCAAGGCAAAGCTTCGAATCAAGAACGATACGAAGAAGATGAGGGAATGGCTACAGGCGAAGGCCTGAGCCTCCCGCCTGGGTCCGCCGGTAAGAGTCCGGCGCTGATGAGCAAGAGCGAAACCCACACAGAAAAGGAGAAAAGAAAATGTTTGAGTACTACACCTTAGAGCAAGTTTACGAATACGCTGAGCGCATGGGCTACGGTCGGGAAGAAGTCGAAGTCAAGAAGGTTTGCGTTGAATACGACTGGGACCGCGAAGAAGAGACCGCCTGGGAATACGAAGTATCCTTCGGACACGAATACACCGAAACTTGGGTCTGGACCTTCGAAGACCTCGAAGAGCCTGCAACCGATTACGAGCATCAGGTCTGGGAAGATTAAAAATCTTCCCAGCCAGCTAAGCCGTCTGTCGGTAAGAGTCCGACACTGATGAGCAAGAGCGAAACGGAAAGCAAAAGGAAGAAGATAGAGTCTGCTAGCTATGCTAGCAAGCGGTCTCTAATGCGAAGCTAGTGCCCGGGCGGCCGCTTCCGACAGGAGTCCAGTTATTAGGACTCAAGCTATGATACAATGGATGTATCAAAAGGAAAGGAAAGACAACGATGATTAACAACATGCCTACCTACGCGCAAGACTACGGCTTCATGGTCGCTACAGAGTGCGACGGAGAGCTTTGGTTCTATGGAGCATATGCTGATGAAGCTAAAGCTATGCAAGTAGCTACTGAGATTGATGGAGTAATTATCTGCAATGCGCGCTGCTGAAAAGCAGCGCAACAAGCTAATGGCGCGACCGCTTCCGAAAAAGAAAAGAAAGCTTGATTTCTTTTTGAAACTATGATATAATAAAGAAAAACGAAGGAGCAAAAGAAATGAAAAAGTATATTACTTATTTTATAGCTATTTGTGTAATATTATTTGCAGTATATTCTGTTGGTTATGCAGAAACGCATTATTCTGAAAAAGCGGAAGTCACCATGGTCATTGGAGATTTAGTCCGCGCAAAAGATACAAATGGGAATTGTTGGGAATTTTATGGAAAAGATTTTAAGCGTGGAGATAAAGTTAGATTAATTATGTATAATAATCATACTGAATTAAATATTTATGATGATGAAGTTGCCAATGTAAAAAAGTTCTGAAAAAAGAGAGAAAATTCTCTCTTTTTTCAGCGGAAGAATGCCCGGACGACCGCTTCCTTCCCAAAAAAAGAGTTGACAAAGAAATAAAAATATGATATAATCTTATTAGAAAATGAAAGGAGATAAAAAATGAAAATTGTCCTTAATCGTTGCTTTGGTGGTTTTAGTTTCTCGGATTTTGCGGTAGAAAAATTGGGACTTACCTCTTGCTATGAAGAAGTTCCCCGAAATGACCCGAAATTGATTAAGTTGGTCGAGGAAGATGCAGAAAAAATGTCTGGTGTCTGCGCAAAACTTCGGGTTGTAGAATTTCCTGACAATTGTACAGATTGGGAAATTGATGAATATGATGGTTACGAAAATGTTACCTATGTTGTTGATGGAAAAATACATCATGACTATCAAAAATAATAAGAGGATATTCCTCTTATTTTTTTTTGAAAAAAACTTATTTTTTTAGAAAAAGGGGTTGACAGACCGGGCATCGTGTGATATAATGTAGTTACAAAACAGGAAAGGAAAAAGAAAAATGAAACAGAAATTCTTCACAAAAAATTGTCCCGAATGCCCCGAAGGTTACAACAAAGGCGAACAAGTTGAATGGAAAGTTGGATATGAATTAACTGGAATTCCTTCCAAAAGAAATAACAAACCAGGCGCCGAAGGCGGAGATGTTGAAGGATGGCAAGTAAAAAGTCCCAAAGCATCGATGGCAAAAGAAGATAATTGCAAAGGTTACATCTTCGGATTTGCAAACGAAAATTTCTATTACGAAATGACAATTGAAGAATTTGAAGATTTTCTGAAAAACTTCAGTTACATCGATCGAGATAGCAAAACTGGAAAATCTAAAGTAAGAATTAAAAATGACTCAAATAAAATGAGAAAATGGTTTCAGGAAAAAATCTGAAGCCGTTTTTTTCTATCTGCCCGGGCGCCGACCGCTTCCCAAAATTAATAGAAAAATTTTGAAAAAGTACTTGACAGAATCCGGGAAATATGATAATATATAATCAACAAAAGCAAAGGAGAAAAGAAAATGTTAGTTGGAATAATTGGTTTTGTTGGTTTGATAATTGTAGGAGTTTTTGCACAAGAAAAGTTTCTTGACATTCTTGAGAAATTTTTAGATAAATAAGTGTTGACAAACCGGATATAACATGCTATAATAAAGACAACAAAAGCAAAGGAGAAAAGAAAATGAGTGGATTTTATGAAATGAAATGTATGGATAACTTCGGATTTTACACCTATTACTATTTTTACAGTCCTCGTGCAATTAGAAATCCAAAAAGCGCATTAAATCACGGTTATGCTCCCGATTCCCTGCGACTTTTAGTTGATGATAGGGAAGAAAGTCCACTTGAAATCCGTTTTATGAACAACATTTTTGAGTACATCTATAAAAAGCATTTCAAAAAAGCGGGAACTTTCCACCTCGGTTATCGTGTTAATTGGGAAAAAGAATGGAAAAAAATTTTTAAAGATGCTTGACAAGTCCGGCAATATATGATATACTTAAACCATCAAAAGAGAGGAGAAAAGAAAATGTTCACTATTGAACTTTGGGATGCCGAAAATCTCTGGACCGAAATTGGCACTGTTAGCGGATGCGAAGCCGCATACGAAGCTTTTTGCAAGGCTTGCGAATTCGCCGAACTGGTTAACAAAGATTGCGTCATGATTGACGCCGAAACTGGGGAGGTTATCGCCGAGAACTGCGTCGATTGACTCGGCGCGCCCTCGGCATCTGCCCGGGCACGCGGTCGGCATTTTGCACAAAAACAAAATAGAAAAATTGTGCAACTTTTTCCCTCAAGGATATTGACATCTAATCCACCCCGTGCTATAATAAAGGTACAAAAACGAAAGGAAAACAAACACAATGAAGAACGAAGCCATTCACAACTACCTCATCACCAACTACAACAAACTTGCATATACCCACTCCTACATCTTCGGATACGAAGCAAACGGAATGGTCTACGGCGCCTGGGTCGAAGATGCAAGACCGATCCTCCCCTACATCACCTGCCTCGATTGCGCAAGCTCCCGAAACGGCGGAACGATTCAGCTTAAGTACAAGCCGAACAAAGCGCAAATCGCCCTCATCATCGAAAGCGCCTCGGTTATCAAGCCCATCTGCACCAAAACCTACCTCGAGAATGAGTTCCGCACCACGAAGTGGAACCGAGGACAAATCTTCGAGAGACTGTCCGCAGAAGTCTTCGGTGGACACCAGTCCGAGAAGAAAAGCGCAAAGTTCACCGAGTGCGGTGACATCGTAGTCAACGAGATTCACCTTCAGGTCAAGTTCCTCAAGGCAACGTTCACAGACGAGCGGACTCTGAAAAATCTCGGAGCGTAAAAACTCCGAGGTTTTTCTTTTGTCGAACGAGTCCCGGAAGTGCCCGGGCGCGCGGGGTTGACCGCTTCCGAAAAAAGTTTCTAAAAAGGGTTGACAAATCAATAAAAGTATGATATCATTATATCAGAAAACAGGAAAGGAAAAGAAACATGATGAAAGAGATTTGGTTTGACATGGACGGCACAATCGCCGATTTGTATGGGGTTGAAAACTGGCTTGAGATGTTGATGGCTAACGATCCCACCCCCTATAAGGTTGCGAAGCCTCTGCTCCGCCTGGCAACGCTGGCGCGCCTGCTGAACCGCCTGCAAGCTGACGGATATACAATCGGAATCGTGAGCTGGCTGTCAAAAGGAAGCTCCGCTGAATATGACAAGCTTGTAACCGAAGCTAAAAAGGAATGGCTTCATCGCCACCTCGCAAGCGTGAACTTTGACAGGATTGATATCATTGCTTATGGCACTCCCAAAGAAGTTGGAAGAACTGGAATCCTCTTTGACGATGAAAAAAGAAATCGTGATAACTGGAATGGAACTGCTTATAATGTAACTGAAATTTTAGAGGTTCTGCGCCGACTCTAATCGGTGCAGAAAGTCTGGAAAATTTTAAAAAGGTATTGACTTTTTATAGGGGATATAGTATAATTAGACTATCAAAAGAAAGGAAGTAAAAAAATGAAAACTTATTTAGTAGATGTAAAAAATGATAACTTTGAAATTCACTTCGAGGCCGAAGATGAATCTTCTCTCGAAGTTGTGCCTGCTTTAATAGACACTTTCCCAGACGTAACTATAACTGATGCAGGTACAGGTGAGTTAATGTTTCACTGGTATGTCCATTCGGATCTTTTCATTCCTAAACGTACTTTACCTGAAACAATAGCGTTAATCTTTAAAGATTAACGCCAAGTGCCCGGGCGCGGTTAGCGCCGACTAACTCAAAATTTTTTTATTTTTTTCAAAAAAAGTGTTGACATTTGGGGCAGTCTGTGGTATTATATAATTGTTCCAAGGGAAAGCACCCCACCAAGGTCAAGCAAAAAAAATTAAAAAAAGTTGAAAAAAGTGCTTGACAAACTCGAAAGAGTGTGCTACAATATAAGTACAGTAAGGGTTGAGAAAAGTAACTCCCCTCTGTAAATAAAAAACTTTGCGTCCACTGCATAGTGTGGATAGAAAGAGGTTCAAAATGACCAATCGTGAATTCTTCAACGCTATCGTATCCGCTAATGTTTCTGACGAACTGACTGCTTTCGCTCAGGAAGCTATCGCCAAGCTTGACAAGCGTAATGAGGCTCGTTCCTCGAAGCCTTCTAAGGTGGCTCTCGCCAATGCTCCTATCAAGGAAGCTATCGTTGCTTTCCTTACCGAAAATGCCAATGCGGTTGCGGCTGACATCGCAACTGGTTGCGAAATCACCACTCAGAAAGCTTCTGCTCTCTGCCGTCAGTTGGTTGAGGATGGAGTGCTTACCTCTGAAGAGGTCAAGGTTCCGAAGCGTGGAAAGGTCAAGGCTTATCGCCTTGCCTAACCACCTTCGCCTCCTTCGGCGCACCTTCGGGTGCGCCTTGGCGCCCGGGCGTCAACCGCTTCCTCCAAAATTTAAATTTGAAATTTTCTGAAATATATGATATAATATAAATATCAAAAAGGAAAAAAGTTGAAAATTTTCCTAAAAAGTGCTTGACAAGATTAGCAAAAAATGATATAATGTTTTCAGAAAACAGAAAGGGGTTAGAAATTATGGCAACTAAATTTGATAAAACTCGCGCGCATTTGATGGATGATGTTAGAGTCCTTCTTGAAGGACTTCAGTACGATGTTCTGCGTACTGGTTCTCAGGAACTGTGTGTTCCTATTATAGGTGAAGATAGTGAAGAAGGTTATTTGGTTATGACTTTCAAGGTGCCGAAAGGTTCTCGTGATGGCGACCTTTATGATGGTTATGCGATGGCCGAGGAATATCGCATGAAGTGCGAGGCCAAGGCGCGTAAGGCCGAGGAGGCCGCCAAGAAAAAGGCGGAAAAAATTGAGCGCGACAAGAAAATGCGCGCGCAAAAGGCCGAAGCCAAAGCAAAGCGCGAAGGTTAATCCTTCGCGTCAATGGCCCGGGCGCAAAATTTTTCAAAAAAAGGTATTGACAATCTTTCCTTCTTGTGTTATAATGTAATTACAAATCAAGGAGATGAAAGCAATGGATGATTTAAAGAAGTCTACCGTAAAAGATTATACCGCATGGGATTTAAACTGTCCTCGTTTTGTTTTTATCAAAGACAGACAGAAACTTGAAGCAATTTTCAAACGCAAAGCGCGCAGAAAAAATAAACAAAAATTGAAGAAAACTCTTGACAATCAAGAAGAAGAATGATATAATAGTCTTATAAAAGGAAAGGAAAAATAAAAATGTGGGAAGCAAATGCAAAAATTGTTGAAGAAGTCTATGGTGGTTATGTAGATTGGGAAGAAAGATTCTATAATTGTCCAGAGTGCGGCGAACCAATTTATGAATGCGATTGGAACGAATACGAATTAGCAAAATTCATCTGCCCAATTTGTGAATTCACCGACGAGGATGGCGAACTGTAGTTCGCCTTCTCAATGCCCGGGCGCGCGAAAAATTTTTTGAAAAAGGTATTGACAATTTCTCTTTCGTGTGATATAATATAGTTACAAATTGAGAAAGGACAAAGAAAATGGATGATTTAATCAGTAGACAGGCGGCGATTGATGAGTTAATAAAAATGTTAAGCGATTGCTTTTATGCAGATGAAGAAGTGCTTGATGCGGTGGAGACCACATTAAAAGAGTTGCCATCCGCAGAAACACACGATGAAGCAGAACAAAAGGCGCTTGATATAATTTGGAGTAAATTAGAAAGTTGCTTTCATGATGCTTTTATTGAGTCCGAAGGTGTAGAGGAGGAGGAATAAAAATGCGTGATTTCGATTGGTTTGATGAATTGTATTGTGTAGTCAAAGAAGACGGAACCTTCGCAGGTGTTCCTTGCCGCAGTCTTGAAGAAGCAATTGAACTTCAGGCGCAACACGAAGGAAGCAAAATCTTCTTCCTCGTCTATGACAACCAAAATTTTGCAAATGAAATGGACGAGTCCGATTTTTAGGACTCGTTCGTGCCCGGGCGCATCCGTCAACTTGCACAAATTTTCTCAAATAATTTATGCACTTTTTATCTCATAAATTTTCAAAAAGTGGTTGACTTCCTATAACTCTTGTAGTATAATGTAGTTACAAAGTTAAGGAAAGGAAAATTACCACCATGAAGAAAATCTACGTTAAGGTTAATACTATCGACTGCATCATCTCTGTTAAATATGGTCGCTTTGGCGACTGGACACAGTATGGCGGTGGCTGGTACAACGCCTGCACCCTGCAAGAGGTCATCAACCACTTCGCGCAGACGGAGCTGAAAAATAAGGTCGCGCCTGCTACCATTAAGGCGAAGCTGGCCGAAGTCAGATAAAGAATTAAAAGGGAAGAAAACGCAAGTTGATGAGTAGGTAGGTTAAAGGCCGACTTCACTCCCTTCAATTTACCGAAAACTTCTTTGAAGTTTTCTTCCCTTTTTATAAGGAGGAAAATGGGAGATATATATTGTAAAGACTTACATGGCGCAATTGATTTAATCAATTCCCTTCTTGACGAAGGTTATAATGTTATGATCTATCGAGAGGAAGACGGAACTTACAACATTACCTTTTTCGAGTGCTAAGTGCCCGGGCGCGCACTTCACCACACTAAAGTAAAAAAGAAAAAAATTTTTAAAAAGGGGTTGACTTTTCTCTCTTTCTATGATATACTCTATATATCAAATGGAGAAAGGAAAACAAACCACCATGAAAGTAATCGTACTTGACACTGAAACCACCAACTCTATCGAAGAACCTATCTGCTATGATATCGGATGGGCGGTTGTAGAAACCGAAACAGGCGAGATTCTTAAAAGCGAAAGCTACGCTGTAGCTGAGGTCTTCCTCGATAAAGAATGGATGGAAACCGCTTACTTCGCTGAGAAAATCCCCTCTTACTGGGAAGAAATCAAGAGCGGCGACCGCAAGCTCGCAAGACTCTTCACTATCAAGAAAGCCTTGGCCGCAGACTGCAAAGCCTACGACATCAAAGAAATCTACGCGCACAATGCACGATTTGATTATCTCTCTTGCAATCTGACTCAGCGGTATCTGACCTCTTCCAAATATCGCTTCTTCTTCCCCTATGGAGTGAAGGTCTGTGACACCTTAAAAATGGCACGCCAAGCCTTCGGCGCCGATGAAGCTTACTGTGACTTCTGCAAGGTCAACGACTATCACACCAAGAATGGTCAGAACCGCTTTACCGCCGAAATCCTCTACCGCTTCCTCACTGGTGACAACACTTTCGAGGAAGTCCACAAGGGTCTGGACGATGTGCGCATCGAGAAAGAAATCTTGTGTGAGTGCCTTCGCCGAGGCGTTACCGATGGGTTACTTTGGAAGTAACCCACCGGCGCCGAGGCGGGCGCCCGGGCGAGATTAGTCGCGCCTAACTTAAAAAATTTTTAAAAAGGTATTGACTTTCTTCATGGTTTGTGGTATTATAATACTTGTCAAGGGGCGATGGAACAGTAAAGATGTCCTCGACCGCAGAGAAAGTTACCTCTTAACGGGGTCTGTGGATTGCAAAGATTTTTCAAAAAACTTTTGAAAAACCCCTTGACAAACCCTTCGGGGTATGGTATAATATAGGTACAAATCAAGAAAGGAGATTCCTCTTATGGCAACTTCCAAAAAAACTCTTCGTGACACTCTTCGTAACCACTACATCGAAATGGTATCCAAGTTCCTTGCGGAAAATGGCGAGGAAATCCTCGTAACTGGCTCTAATGAGATTGCTCTCCCCTGCGTGGATGCAAATGGTGAGGATGAATTTCTTGTCTTGACCTTCAAAATTCCCACTGGCTCTCGTGATGGTGACCCCTATGATGGGTACGCAATGGCGGAAGACTTCAAGTTGAAGTGTGAAGCCAAGGCAGAAAAGGCGAAAGCCTCAGCCGAAGCCAAGGCGAAGAAAATCGCCAAGGATAAGGCGGCACGTGAAGCCAAGGCGAAAGCCAAGGCAGAACGTGAGGCGGTCGCATAACCGCCAGGGTTTGCGGTCAACCCTTAAAACCGCAACCTTCGGGGATATAGTCCAAGGGTAGAACGAGTGACTGTTAATCACTTAATGATGGTTCGAGTCCATCTATCCCCGCTTTTTACCTAATTTTTGTGTTTTCCTTTCTGTTTTGGACGCACTCTCTGAGTGCGTCCCCTTTTCTACCCCAGTTAGATATGTCTAACCGTGCCCGGGCGGATCTCTCATCGTATTCATGCCCGGGCCGCGCGTCAAATTTTCCCCATTATAATTATATCACGCTGGCTGTCAAATGTCAAGCCCGAAAAAATTTTTTTCTGCGGCACTTCACCATGGTAAAGTGGTAACGTGGTACCATATCACCGCGTCACCGCGTCACCGCACTAAAGCGCGCGTCCCTGGATGTCAAATTTTGGCAGCTGCAAAGCAGCTGCAGCTGGGAAGTCAAATTTTAATAGCAGCTGCGAAGCTGGGAGCTGTCAAATTTTAAGCAGCTGGGCCGCAGCTGCAACGCGCCGTCAAATTTTCAGAATAAAGCAGCTGCGCAGCTGGACAATGGCAGCTGGGAAGCGGCCGCTTCCTATAATAAAGAAAGGACTTTGCAGCTGCAAAGTCCCTTTTATTTTATTTTCCCTCTTTAGTATACCGCAGTTTTATTTTGTTTTCAAACTTTCATCGCGCAAAAAGAAAGGAAGCGGTCGTTATGACCGCTTCCCTTGATCTCTTAGGAGACTTCCTGTCTCCGCAACTCACTCACAAGCTGTGACTCACGCACGAGCGTAGCCAACCTGCTTGCCCTTTCCAGTAACCTTAATCTGAGTCTTAACAACAGTACCATCTTCGACCATCGCCTTCAGCAGGGACGGAATCGCCTGCGGCTTCAGCTCCACACCAGCCTCGGCAATAAGGGTGGTGGCGGTCTTCGGCTCGTCGGTCATAACATTCATAATGGCCTCGCGCATCGGCGCACGCTCAGCCTCACGCTCAGCAGCCTTCTTCGCAGTAGCTACCTTGCGGACTTCATTGGTGTGGTCCAGCTTCTCAATTGCGGCCTGTGCAAACTCGCGCAGCTCTTCGGTAACGTTGGCATTGACAATAGCTTCATAGAATTCACGGTTAGTCATGGTTTTTTCTCCTTCTCGCGTAGGTCGCGACCCAAATTTAATTTAGTTGATTTGTGCGCCAGGCGCAGGGGAGAGGTTTATTTGTTTTCCTCTCTCACTTTCTATAAATATTATAGCAGACTTTTAAGAATTTTTCAAATTTTCTTTAGCCTACTGAGTAACATTAATTGAAAGGAAGCGGCGCTCACATATCAGCCTCTTTACCCTTCATTTGCATCTCGCGCAGTCGTTGCTTTGATTTTTGACGCTTCTGCGCATGAGTCTTATCATGAACTCTTGTACCAGTATTCCAAGGAATCATAACTCGCTGATTTTTCAGGTCTTCTTCGTAGGCTTTTTTGGACTTTTTACGTTTGCGCGCAAGCTGCGCTTCTTTTTCCTCTTTGGGAGTTCCTCTGCTCATGAATAAGCCTCCAATCTGACGAGTAAGCCTTAATAGTAAGTGGGGAGTTCCTCTCTCACTTTCTATAAATATTATATAATAACTTTGAGGAAAAAGCAAAGTTTTTTATAGAGAAAATTTCGAAGGAAATAGGTAAGCCAGGAATTTCGTAAAGAATTTTATACAATTTTCTTTACGAATTTTTCTACGAAATTTTCTCGGATTTTTCTACGAAATTTTTTCGGAATTTTTTTCGAAATTTTTTCAAAAATTTTTTCAAAAAAATTTTTCGCACTTATAAGCATACTTATACGCTTACTTATACGCTTATAAGTTCTCCTTACTTATATACTTACTTATATACTTATAAGTTTGCTTTCCTGTAAAATTTGGGCTAAGTACACTCCAAATTCTATTAAATTCTGCTAAATTCCCATAAAGTCCTATATATGCCCCTATGTCTCTGCACCATAGGTTGTCCTGCCCCGAACACGATATACTACCCCTAACCGAAGCCAGTCTAAGTCTGGCTTCGCCTTTTTTCGTAGAAAAATTCCCCTTAATACGTCTGGCTTCGCCACCGGCGTAGGTTTTTTCCCTACGCCCCCTTTTAATAAGCTGGCGTATACGCTGGCGTATACGCGCGCTCGCCGCGCGGGCGTCCTGCGGACCCGCGTCCTTTTCCGCTCCGCGCTTCGCGCTCCACGGAAGGAGGACGCTCGCTATTCAAAAAAAATTCTAAGGGAAAGCGAAGCTTTTCCCCTTATATATTATATATATAAGTCTCCTTACATATTTAATGTAGTTTTTTTAAAAGAAAAATACAAAATTTTGAAACTCAAATTTTCTGGAAAATCTTATCTGCGTACGTTGCGCGCGACACTAAAAAATATTAGAATTCCCAAAAATTCTTATCAAAATATTCCTCCTTTGTTATGACGGTGTCATACTTAGACGCACACTTATCACAATACGGTGAAATCCATCCAACTGTGTATTTCGTTGCGGGCGCGCCGCATTCAATACATGTTACCTCAGATAAACGTTCATATTTTAGAAGAATTTTTTCAATATCTTCTGTACTCCAGCTAGGATAAAAGCGCAATGAACCATATTTTTCCTTAATTTGAATAGGATACCAATCCCCATACCACTCTTTTTCTTTATCCGAAAGCTCACATTTATCCAGTGCTTCTTTTAATTCCTCGCACATCTGCTCACCGAAAGCTTTTCGCCATCCTATGGGCATATCATCCAATGCAGTAAACTCATAGTCATACTCTGGAACCTTATCTGGGGAGCCAGGCCAGAACCCGGCTCCTTCAGTTATCTTCTTACCGCTCCATTCATTTCTTGGAATCAAGAAGGGGAATCTTTCAACGAGCTTTTTGTTTGCATCTTTCGTAGCTTTATCTATCATTTTCAAGCCCCTTTAAAAGTTCTTTTCCTTTTTCAGTAAGTACGAACTTATCATCTTCATCAATATAGTCCTCAGCCTTTCTAAAAGCATCTTTGATTTCTTTCATGCTGAGGTCTTTCGAGCACTTACACAATTCGTCTTTTTCCGAATCAAAAAACGTAACAATTAACTCAATCTTAACTGCATTTTCAGGCAATCCAATAACTGCCCACTTTTCTTCAAGCGTAACTACGGATTTCTTTTCCTTTTCTTGTTCCATGCCAACCCTCCTAACTTTCCGCGCCTTACTTTAAATCATCAGACAATCTATCTTGTCTTTCTTCCTCAAACTGACGCATTGCTCTTACATAAGCTTCGGTCATTACATTAATTGCGTCTTCTCTCATCTGGACAAGGCGCCGCGCCTCTCTACGAGCTTTCTTTTCTGCGCGCTTGACCTTAGCTGCTTTGATGTGCTTTTCCTTTTCTTCTTCTTCGCGTTTCTTTAAATCTTTTTTATCCAAAAATTTAACACATTTTTCAACAGCTTTATTATAAGTAGCAGAACCATTTTTGGCATGAAAATATGCTTCCGCCAGATACTTAGTGAGACAAATAGTAATACCAACCTCTAAGTTAAATTCATCTTCTCCTACACAAACTGCTTTTTGTCTATTACCATTTTTAAAATCAATAATAACTCCACACTCTCGTCCATTTTTTTCTTTGATAAGAGTAATATCTTTTACCTCATCGAACAATTCTGGTCGCCGAGGATTAAAAAGACGACCATAAAGATCAAATTCTGTTTGATACGCATTCGACGGACTATATGTACTACTAGTACAATAAATATCATTATTCATTTTCATTAACCTCTTTTATAATTTATTCTGAAAGTTCATACTGCGCGCCTTGCAACTCCTTAGCCTGTACCCAGCTAGAAAGACAAATACTAATGTCTCGATAAGGAATATTATAAACAGAGTCAGTAAATTCTTTGTAAGCCTCTAGAGCATTTTCTTCTCCATAAATACCAGCAAGATAAAGAATAGCTAATACTTCTTCTTCTGAATATCTTCTCATTTCTTTTCTACTGATTCCTTCATCTCTTCTAATGTATCAAAAACTTCTTCTCTCCAGGCGGCGCTCCATGCATTCAATCTATCCTGACTAATCTGTCCTACCAGCTCATCAATATTCACCTGCTTTACAAGATCACAAAGCTTCTTCCATGGCTCCTCCTCCCAATCGGGTGAAATAGCAATAGAATTTAGAATTTGCTTTGTAATATCATCAGCAACCTGCCAGTCCTCCCATCTTTTTCTCGTCATAGAAGATGAATCGCCATAATCAGCATAATCATCCAAATACCTCTTCCAATACTCTTGCTCAATTGTATAGCACAATTGCCTTAAAAAATTATTATTCATTTTTCACCTTCTCCCATTCCATATTTTCTCTATTATAAGAATAAGTTCCTGGACCATCTATACCATCAAGGCAAAAGCCCCAATACCAACGTAAAAAGTTGAGGTCTTCTTTCCAAGTTTCCCCTTGTGAAACACAAATATACTGTGCATGGTCATAAGCTTTCTCTATTTCTTCTGCGCCATGAGGACAGAGAAGAATTCCTTCCTCATTTTTGAATGTAATAGTGCCAGGAAGACTATTAATCTTCCGTTCCCATTCATGGCATTCTTTAAGAGTTTCGAATTCTTCTCCATCCTCTGCAATATAAGTAATCTGTATTCTCATCTTTACTCCTTTACTTTCGTACAACGCGTTAATACTGTCTGCGCCACACCCTTATATTCCGTATGTTCTTTAATCGTCGCACGAAAATGAACATCTTCTCCTTCTACATAATAGCAAGAAGAACTCCACTTGAAAATATTACCAGCTTCATCATGCATCAAATACATATAGGATGTAGAACTACCATACCAACCACTATTGCGACGATACTCGCTTTCAAAGACACGATCAATATGAAGATATAATTCAACCCTCTCCCCAATCACCCCGTAGTGACGACTAGTAGACTCTGCAATGCGGCGAATATTTTCTTGGAAAAGATTTTCTACTTCTTCTTTGTCTTTCCACTCAATATAGATGGATTCCTTTAATACTTGCGATTCTTCTAACCGCTGGCATTCATAGTCGTCTAATCGCGTCGGCGCATACCATCCAACAGTGCGATTAAACTTGCAACCGCGCGCCTTCAACTCATCCTTAATTTCGTAGGTATTACCTACCACTCGATAGATGACATAAATATCGTCTTCTTTAGAGAAACCAGCTCTGAGAAGATTTTCTCCTCTCTCTGCAATCGCTTTCGCTTCGCGCTCCCGTTGTGCTTTTTCTGCGCGAGCCTCTCTCTGTTTCTTCAATTTCTCTGCATGCTCAGGAGTATAAACCTTAATAACATCAGGTCTATCTGATACTCCAGATCCTCCACAGTCATAACAGGTAAAGCCAGGCCATCCTTCCCAGCCACCCTTGCCGCCACATCTTTCACAAGTAAAATCATGAAAGTAACGCGTGCCATTTTTGTCAGTACGAACATATCTCCATCTTTTGTGCGCTGCAAGGATTTCTTCAGTAGATCTCGTATCTTCCATAGCTTTTCCCTTTCTCATTTTGTTATATATATTATATAACATTTTTAGGGAAAAATCAAATTAGTTTTAGTCTTTCCTCATCTACCATCTTAATTCTTTCTTCAATTTCTTTTTTTTCTTCCAGTAAATAAAATTTCATAATTTCAAGTGCTTCCATAGGAGTGCGCGCCCACCTTCCTCCAGGCAGTCGATGAAAAATTTTTTTATATTCAAAAGAAACCTGTCCTTTTTCAGCAAAGGCTAAGGTTTCTTTTTCTTTTTCGGATAGACGATAAACAATAATGTCTTCGGGTTTTTTCGCGCTAAAAGGAACAAAATAAAGGTTCATTTATATCAATGCTCCAACTCTTCTTCCCAATAATCCTCTTCAGGAGTCCATTCTAATTCTATGTGCCCACAGCGCACACATTGATTAACAATTACTGTACAATGATGATGAATAGATATCTCCCTATAAAGACAGGGATCTACTTCATGTTCTCCTATCTTTACAATAGCTCCATCTGGATGCTGACATTTTTCCATTTTTATTCACTCCTTTTCTTTTTTTTATTTTTTTACGTAGTTGCCGCCTACAATTCTTGCAGGGCCGTACTCATAATCGTTTATTCTTTTTCCTTCATGTTTGCTCTAAAGCACCACCCATCCTCTTCTGTATTGGTATTCCATTGATAACAAAATCGATAGGTATTTCCAAAATAATTTTTACCATATTCATAATGTTCACAATTTTTACACCGAACTATATGTACTGCGTCTACAGAAGGTTCTTCGTCTATTATCTGTTCAAGCGTCTTTTTATCCTTCAAAACTGCAGATGCCACTATTGACTGCTTCAAAGAAATTCTACTGATTAAATCGCTCATTCTTCTTTCCTTTCATAAATCAATAATTTTTTCTATCTTCTCGTATCTGTTTCCTTTTTTGCAACCGTAGCAAGGAGAATAATTGCTTAGAAGGGCGAGATTAGAGCATGATGGGCAATAACGATTTTTCCACTTTCTATCTTGAATCATTTTTTTAATCTTATTTATCGCTTTCATTCTTCTTTCCCTTCTGCGTAACAGCAATAATCACTTGGATCAATTTCTCGCAAAAAATTCCAACAGAAGTTTTCGTACTTATCTTTGTGCTTGCACTCCTTGCATACGACCGCTGGTACGGCATCAATCGCCGCTTGTCTGCAGATTAAATCATCCATTGTTATCCTCCTTATACGGTTCAGGCAATGGCATCCAGGCTTCCCAATCATTAAAAGCGTTATACCACGATCCACTAATCTCCCATAAATATCCTTCTTCATCTGTTTTAACAAGGTGACCGATATCTATCTTCTGAGAAAAGTTTGTTAAAAGAACTTGCTCACCTTCGGCTGGCAACGCCTCGTTACATGGTATCCATTGTGGTTCTGCATCTATGGATGGCATATTTTCAACACAATGGATCGCTTTAGCCGTTGCCTCTATTGCCGCGCGGCTTTCCGAAAAACTATTCCGTACAATCTCTCGAATTGTATCATCTGCATCAATCAGTCTCATTCTTCTTCCCTTTCTCCATAATTACAGAAGCCATCATCGAATACATTAACGCCAATTTTTGACCACAAAAAGCACAAGTTTTTGTCACGGTACCAGTGCTTAGAATGCTTGCAATCCTTACATCTTACGATTGGAACAACGTTCAATGGTTCGATCTTATCTAATATTTCTTGAAGCTTTTGAGAGTCAACTAAAACGATTTTTCCCCAAAGCGGATCGTCTATTAATCTAGGCATTCTCAACATCCTTTACAAAATCCAAATAAAAGTCTTGGTGCGCATAAGCTAAATTTTCTCTAGCTTTTTCGCATGCGTCTTCTTCATTTTCCGCGTCAAGTGTTACGTTATATACCCAACTTAGCTGTACTTCATACTTTTTCATTCTTCTTTCCTTTCATCGTTCCCGCCACATCGCTCCAATTGCGATTACAAACACGACCACCAGGAGAAGCAACATTCCTATTTCTGTTATATCAAGATTCATTCTTGTTTCCTTTCCTCATAGATTTCGCAATCATCCCAAAGAACTGTTTCCAATTCATTAATAATAGGTCGAATCAGCCTATCAACAATCATGCTATCGTTTATGCTTTCTTTTAGACCAAACTCCACAGCCTTCCATATCGTTTTTTCGTCAACAATAAACTTTGTCATTCTTCTTTCCTTTCTGCATAACTGCAAAAGTCCTCTGGTTTATTCCAGATAGATAATCTTGTACAGTGATTGTACGCATCAGAATGCTTACAATCCTTACATCTGATCACTGGTACGGCATCAACTGTTGGTGCATTGAAAATCTTATCAATAAGCATTCCAAGCGCATTTTTATACGAACCTTCGCACATTACAATCTCGAAGTCAGTTAATCCGATCTTATCTACATTAATCAGTTTCATTGTCTTTTCCCTTATACGGTTCCGGCAATGGCATCCATGCGATAACTTTTCCATCTGTCTTTAAATCATCTGTTGTTGACCATTCTTTTGTGGATTTATAATAATACCCCATTCCCATTGTCCCGTTTTTGGTAAAATACCATACCGCACCGTCCAGACATTCTATGCAAGATTTATAATCATTCTCTTCTGGCAACCTCTCACTGCACGGAATCCACTGTTGTGCGGATGGCAACTCATTCATATCGGAGATATACGATTCAATTAACCCAATCCCCCATTCATATTTTGCACGGTCATCACCAACAACATATGTTTCATCCAATACACGTCTTAATAATTCCGCACCATCATTGAGCACATCAATCACATCCTGCCTGCTAATTAAATCATCGCCCATATCCTTTATCTACCTCACCGCCGCTTACTCCGTTACATCTAAGTGCGTATTTCATACCATAAATAACACCATCACGATAACGCAATTCGCATTTAAGCTGATTTTCTTCTGCAACATGGCGGTTATGTTTTACCGCTGATCTTGCTGCTTCAAGTTCTGCTTTTAATTCCTCATTTTCTAATCTCAACCTACGATTTATCTCAATAATTTTATCTCTTGCTATTGTCATTTTTTCTACAATTTCACTCATTATTCTCTCTTTTCCTTTTCTTTTATTATTTTCCATGATGAATACCCACCATCCGATGCTTCATAATAAAACGTAGTACCATTATCCATGACAAGTCTTATTGCGTGACCATCTACTTCTGCTTTAAGAATTGTTCTTGCAATCAATGCATTTTCTGCTTCGTTCATTCTTCTTTCCTTTCTGCAACCCACTTCTCTCCAAGAGCCTTTTGACATTTATCACTAATCTCATCGCTCAATTGCTCCATGTTAGCAAAGTATGCCAAAGCTACCAACGCATGGTCAACGGCTTCTTTCATTTTCTTAATATCAAATATAGTATCTCTTTCGGTCACCAATGCCATGTATAGTTTTGCTTCCAGCATGATTTCATAAGCCTCTTTGTTTGTCATTCTTCTTTCCTTTCCGCAAAAATTCTACATCAAAATCCGGCTCCGTATTCATAATCATATTCACATTCCCATTTATCTCCGTCCGGCGTAATCATCTCGGCATAATACAGGCTGCC